AAAATTGGTTGAAGAAACACCTAATGATATGGATTTAGGTAAGGTGATTAGAAACTATATCGCAAAAGAAAAAGAAAAAATAGAAAAAGATGATGATTATGAAAACGTATAAATTAACATCTGAAATTGTTCCAAGTACATCTTGGTATAATAACGTAAGAAGCAACATATCAACGAAAGAATGGGATTATTTAAGAAAAAAATCTTATGAAGCTGCTGGTAATGTATGTGAAATATGTGGTGATACTGGTAAAAATCAAGGTTTTAACCACAACGTAGAATGTCATGAAATTTGGGAATACAACGATGAAACTCTTATACAAACACTAACTGGGTTGATTTCATTATGTCCACACTGCCATAAAGTAAAACACCCAGGTTTGGCTCAAATAAAAGGTGAATCTGAAATAGTTATCTCTCAATTAATGAAAGTTAATGAAATAAGTAGAAATAAAGCTATGGAATATTTAACAGAAGCTTTTAATTTATATCATATGCGTTCTGAACATGAGTGGACATTAGATATTACCTATTTGGAAAATACTTTAAATGATTATAATGAAAAACCTTGGTGGGATAAAATGATTTGATTATCTTTCTAAACTATAAACCATATTCATAACATTTGTTTTTGGGTTTTGTTTAAGATATTCATCACCTTTAGCTATAAGTTTGTTTAGTTTATCCATACCCAGAGTATAGATGAATTGTGTATTGTGTAGTTCTCTACCTCTAGCTATCCATTTTTTATTTTCTTCGTCATCAAAATCATGACTCATATCATCGAACCATTCTTCTTTGCCAGTTCTTTGTGTTCTAACTATTGGTTTCTTTTCAACATCATCTCTAGTTGTAAATTTTTCCCATACATTAATGGCATCTTGACTGGTTGAGGAATCATCTGACATAGTAATTCCTTTTGGATAAACATATGTCATTGCTAATTCGTATAACAATGCCCCATAACCTCTGTCAGAATAAGCACCATAAATACCATATACATCACCTTGTGTAAGACTAAATGAAATATAACCTTTTGGTTCAGCAGTTGTTGTATCTAAGAGTAAGTTTTTTACGAGCTTGACAAGTAAAAATATGTTATCATCTTTGATAAAGATAACAGCCAAATTAGCAGTATCATTTATTGTGATTCTTGCTTCTAATAGTTCGTTAAAAATTTCACTTAGTTTCATATTAATAAATATCCTATAAAACAAAAAAGCTCCACATTTCTGTAGAGCTTTTTAGTTTATATAAGATTATTATTATCTTAATTCGTTAACATTAAATGTTGGTACACCATCAACTCTTACGTGACCGTAGAATCTATTGTTAACCACTTTTTTAGCGTAACGTGTCATAATACCTTTAACTGGAGCAAAGTTAAATGGATTGTACATAGTTGGAGTTAATTGTAAAGGCACGTATGGTGCGTAGATATAACCAGTATCCAATAATGATTTTCCTTTGTGACCGATGATTACTGAGAATGCTGGTGCATAAGGGTCACGGTACACTTGGTAACGTCCACTTAAAGAACCGATTCTTTCAATACCCATGTTGTATTGGTCTTGCTCTGGGTTAGCATCAGATACGTGGAAGTATTCTAAATCGTCAAAGATTGCAGAGATTTCAGAAGAAACCACGATGAAGTTTGCACCACCACGAAGTGTTGATTTATGGATTTGAGCAGAAACTTGGTTTAATCTAGTGATTAAAGTTTGATTCCATTCTTTTTGAGTATATGGGTTTGCAGATGTAGCAGCTTTTCTCCATCCGTTATAATCCCAACGTAATTGCCATGCAGCAGCTTTACGGATATCTCTAAGGATTTCACGGTCAATCTCAGCAGCAACTTGTTCAGATAACATAGCAGTTAATTCAGCTTCAGCATCAATGTTGTGGAATGCACTAACATCTTGTGCTAACTCTGGAGACCATGTAGCTCTTAATTTTCTTTCTTCTACAGATACAACAACTTCGTCTAATCTGAAAGATACTTCTCCCATTTCAGTTTCAAGCTCTAATGAAGCGTATTCAGCCCATGCAGCAGTGAAAGTGAAAGCAGATACAGTTGTTGCAGATGCACCAACATATCCATCATAAGTAGCAGTACCAGGAGTGATATTTGTACCAGCAGCAGTTGTTCCAACTGGGTGACGTAAATCTAACTCTACATAACAAGTACCAGTACCATCAGTTAATGAACTAGAACCAGTTACGATACCTTTACCATATTGTTGAGTAACTAAACGGAAAGGAACTTCTTTACCAGCCTCGATGATTTGGTTACCGTCTCTATCTAAGATAGCAGCACTAGTTACAACGTGTAATGAAGCTAAGAAAGATTCAGTATCCATGTTGTTACCGTTAGCACCAGTCATTACTTCTCTACCGTTGTTTGTAACGTTTTTAGAGAAACCAGTGATTCCTAAGATAATACCTCTTAATGAACCATCAGTTGCAGTTGCACCTGGAGACATAGCAGCAGTAGCTACAGTATAAGAACCGTCAGTTCCTAAAGTGTAAACAGCAGAACCACCAACTTGGATAGTAAGAGTACCTTTAGAGTTGTCAAATAAACCGTCATTGTAGAAAGCATCATAAAGATTTTTTCCTACGAATGGAGTTACAACACAACCACCAGCACTAATACAAGAAGGCAATGCAGCTCCAACTGGAGTACCATTGTTAAGACCACCTAAACCAGTGTGTGCAGAAAATTGAGTATTATAAGCACCACCATTTACGTCATAATCAGAACCAGCATTTCCAGCACCGTCAACACGACTAGAAGTTTGTGGAACGAAGAAGAACAATTTACCAATTGGCATGTTCATAGCTTGTACAGATACGATATCGTTAGCTAATAATTTAGAGAAAACTCTACGTACAATTGGGAAAACTACAGTTTCGAAAGAACCAGAGTTAGTTGCAGTTGTAGCTTCAGTTAATAATGAAGACGCTTGGTTTTCATATAATTGAGCGATGTTTTCTTTTACGTGTCCTCTAAGACCGTCAAGGAATCCTAAAGAATCCCATTTTGTTTGTGTTTCCAAACGAATAGCTTTCATGTGGTTTAAACCGATGTTACCTACTTGTCCAGATGTTAATAAATGTGACATATTGTTTTTTTTTTATTTTTGTTATTGTTATTATTATCTTTTTTCAACTCTGTTAATCAAATCCATGATTCTCTTTGTTGAAGGGTCAACGTATGCAGTACTTTCATTTAATTGTTTTGAAATACTAGTAGTTGCTTCCTTAATGATTTTACTTTCTACTGATTCTGAAATTGGTTTTCTGTTCTCCAATTCAACTGCAATAGTTTTATGTAATTTTTTAGATTCTTTAAGATTAGAAATATCATCAAATCTTTTTAGAATACTTTGTTTTTCAGCTTTAGTTGTAGAGTGCTCTGTAAACAATCTTGTAATATAAGTCAAGTTTGAATTAAACACTACAGTTTCAACTAACTTATTTCTAAATTCTTTAAGAGCTGTTCTGAATTCTTGATTCTCAGTCTGTAATTTTTTAGCTTCAGTTAATAAGCTGTTATATTTTTTTGCTGTTTCAGAAACAATTTGTTTAGCTTTGATAGATTCTCCAAGTCCTTCACGTTTTAATTCGTCTGGGAAGTTGTTAGGTTTAACTGAATTCATGCGACCATTTTTCAATGTATGTTGCATATTTTCTTCAATTTCCTCTTCTTCTTCTTCTTCGTCACCTAATTCAGATTCTTCTTCTTCAGATTCTTCTTCTTCTTCGTCACCGAATTCAGATTCTTCTTCTTCAGATTCTTCTTCGTCATCACCCATTTCAATGTCGTATTCAACATCAGAATCGTCTTCTTCATCATCACCACCTAATTCGATAGGTTCAATTTCAGAATCAACATCCATGTCATCACCACCTTTTAATGAATCTAGTTTAACTATATATTCACCAGGTTCTGTAACGTTTAAGTGAAGTTCATCACCAACAATTTCGATTTCGTCTTCACCGCTTAATTTTTTGTAAATTGCGATTACATCTTCATCGCTTGCTCCAGTCATATCAAGTTCTTCTGATGATTCATCATCGTCCATTCCCATTGCACCCATAGCTGGTAATTCTTCATCACCAAATTCTGAGTCTACATCTTCGATATCACTATCTGCATTCAAGTCATCTTCGTCTTCTTCTTCTTCACCATCTATTGGTGTTAAAGGATTGACTTCTTCTTCTTCATAAGTCGCTTCTTCAAGTGACTCTTTCACAACACTATCAATTTCTTCTTTAGCAACGCTACGAAGTATTTCTTTTGTGTTTGCATTAAGAGCGTTTTGGATATTTTTAATATCCAAAAGAGCTTCTTCAAGTATTGATTTTTTTTCTGCCATTTTATCTTTTATTTATTTTATTCTTTTATTAGATAAGCACAAGATTTCTCTCATTTGTTAATAAATATGTATTATTTTATCAAAAATCATTTTTTAATTAAAAAAAAAATATTTTTTGGTTAATCAGTTAAAAATTTATCTAAATCATTTAATAGATTTTCTTTGATGATTGGTTTCTTCTTTTCAACGTTTTCAACGTATGGAGTCATTTCTTCTCTATTTCTACCAATCCATGCGTCTGGTGTAGATGGTGCAGTAACAACGTCCCAACAAATTATTTCAAAATCGTCTTGAACTATTTGTTCACCATCTTTTCCTTCTTTAAGAGAACCAACACCACGTGAAGAAACACCAATCTTGATTCTATTTCTTAATAAGTTAGCAACTTCGTCACCTTTTGTAGATACGATACCATAATTAATAAAACCAGGTGTCATTAAGATTTCCATCTTACCCATAAGAGTATGACCTTCCCACCATGTTTCAACAATATTATGTGATATTCTATCACCAGCAATAATTGATGACTCTGGGTGGTCTAATTCACCTACTGCTCTACGTTCACGTATTGCTTCTTGATATAATCTGTCTTGTGATTTAAGGATTGATTCTGGATATATCCTACCATTTCGGTTTAGGATACCATACTTTTGTAACACTACGTATACAATAAGTGGTTCAACGATAGACATTTTGCTACCAGTATCTATTTTTTTTATTTCGTTTATGAAAGGTTGATTTCTTGGTTCGTCTGGACTAATGTATCCAGCATCGTGTTCAATAAGTCCACCCCAACCGCTTTCACCACGTTTTACTATTTTAAAGTCTTTATAATTTATATCCATGATAAGTTTGCTTATATAGATATAAATATGTTGGTTAAATAAAAAAAGCCCCAATGGGGCTCTTATTATATTTTTTTCTTATTAAAATTAAATGTTTTATTGTTTTCAAAATTTGTCTTTATCAAATTTTCTGTTACCGATTCTAATTTGTCTTTCATGTAATCTGATGTTACCGACATTTCTTCGTTTAAGAATAATGTCATCTCACAACTCATAAAACTACGTTTCCCGTATCTTATACCAGATTCTCTGATATCCAAATCAACTATAGTTCTATTGCCATCAAAAAAACAATCCTCTTGTTCATCAAAAATTTTGAATAATGATTGTTTTATTTTCTTATTCAAATTCCTAATTACTTGATTGTAATTTACACCAATCTCTTCTGTGGGTTGAGCCCATGAAGAAATGTTGATATAGATGGCTTTTGGGTTCTTATTGTTTACGCTACCAAAAACTACATTATAATTTTTAAATTTAGTTGTTTTAATTTCTTTTCCTTTTTTCATACCTGGTTTTTATTCAAATATAAGCAAAAACCAGGTATAAGTCAAGTACCTTAAAATTTACCCCAAAGAGCTAACCCAATTCCAATGATAATCTGTACAAACGAAATAATTGCAATTGCAGCAACCCAACGATTTTTTTGTTTATATATTTCATCTTTAGCCTCTTTCATTTGAGATGGAGACCATATTTCACCAACTTTCTCAATCCATAAGGCGTTTAAGTTAACGGTTTTTTCAATATTTTTAACTTCAGTAAGTTTTTGATTCAATTCACCAAACTTAGTATCCATATCTGTTCTCATCTTTTCGTGGTTTTCGTTAAGACGCTCTAATTCTTTAAGTACTAATTTACTATAGTCATTCCAAGTTTCTTCTGCCATTTTAATTAAATTTAATATCTTCTAATATTTTCATAATAGTTATACACATAGTTTCATAACATTTTATTTTTGATTGCTCAGTATCAGCTGTATCAACCGTTTTTTTGCCATCATCAATCATGTTTTTTAATTTTTTTAAAACATCTTTGTATTGAACATCACTTATGTGTTCAATACTACATAATCTTTCGGTTAACGCCCTTAACTTTAAAATATTATCACTTGGAACAGTTTTCATAATTTTTGTTATTTATTTAAGATTATTTCTAAGTTCAACTAATTTAGAAATATTTTTAGTGTAATCTTCATTAACTTCTTGTTTATCATTCAACAATTTATCTTTTACTTGTAATAATTTGTCTTTTGCGTCTAAACTAGATTCTTTAAGTTTCTCATTGATTAAATCAATACATTCTCTAAGTGTTTTTGAATAAACTTCTTTTTTCTTAACATCATCTGAATCAATAAGTGCTTTTAATATTTCTTTATCTGATTCATCCAAATCAGAATATTTCTCATTGTATTTATCAACCATAATTGACGAAATTAAACTATTTGGTAAACCAGATGATTCAAAAATTTCTTTAGGTTTATTAGCCAATATATAGTCAACCACGTTGCTAGTGGCCTCTACAATAGTGTCAATAGTTTTTGGTGTTCTTTTTGTGAAGATAAGAGTTGATATATTTTCATGTAATGATTTATGATTGTAATCTAAATCTTCTTTAAGTAAATCACCTTTATCACATAATGTAATAAACTCAGCCAAATACGTATTAAGTTCAACCATTCTTTTCTTATCAAAATAAGAGAACAATGCAATATTTTCTTTTACAAATTCAGTTGCTTTTTCTCTGTTTGATTCTATTTTGTTTTCTATGTTAGAGATTACTAAAAACTGAGTTTTTAATATTTCATTCTCTTTAATAGTTTTAACGTATTTTTTGAATAAATTAATTGATTCAGCATCTTTTGTTGCGATACCTTCAGAAACCAATTCGTTAAATATGTTTTTTATTTTACCGAAGTTTTTCATACTTTGTTTTTTTTATTATAAATATCTTATTTTACTTGTAAAAGCTATTATTCTTCTAACATTTTATCAATATCACCAATCATATTATCAATATCTTTATTTATCTTTAAATTTTGGTTATAAATTTTAACATTTTCAACTTTTTTAGTTTGGTCTGGTTTGATTGTTTCAACCAATGCATCAACAAATCTATTTTTATATTTATCGCTTCTTTGGTTTAATTTTCCAGATAAAACTTGTTTTCTTTCAGTCAATAATTTTTCCATTTTTTTAATTGATTCAGCAACTGGTTCAGCTTCTGTAGCTGCCTCTAAAGCACCAACATCACCACCAGCTTCTGTATCAGCAGCAGCTTCTTCACCTTCAGCCCCAGCTTCAGCCCCAGCTTCATCACCGAAATCTAGGTCTTCACCACCCATTCCACCGCCTCCGAAGCCTCCACCGCCTCCACCGCCAATAGCACCACCTTCAGCGTCTCCACCTTCAGCTGCACCACCACCACCGTTTAAAGCAGCTTCAAAATCACCATAGATTCTATCAACATTGTCAAACATACCAGTATGTTTAATAACAGCAGAAGTATTAGCCAATTCAGCAGAAGCAGCTTTCTCCATACGTTGTTCAAGTAAATCTTGTTTGATTTCATCATCAGACCAACCCATAATTTCTCTATGAGCACGAGTCCATGACATAACACCAAATCCATTACCAATATCAGATACAGCATCTTTAAGAAGTGTAACTTTATTTTGTAAGTGTTCAACTTTAAGCATTTCAGCTTGTGTTGATGGATTATTAAGTGTAAGTGTAAAATTATCTAAATCATCCTCAAAACCTAAAAGGTATAAATGGATAATAGCAATTTTGTTTAATTCTTGTAGGATTGATTGTTGTATTCTATTTATCGTTCTAGAAAAACGAATATCTTGAATTGCTAAGTTTTTACCATCACCAGTTGTCTCATCAAAACCTAAAAATGGTTTAGGAACTCTCAATGCTGTAAATAAATTACTTCTTAGGTATTCAATATCAGCAATTTGGTCTAAGTTAGACGCACCTGGTAAAGTATCGATAGGGTTTGGTGCGTTCTCATCCCTTACTGGAATAAAGAAATCTTGGTCATTTGCCAATTGATTGTAACGTAAATCGATTTGTCCAGTTTGTGGGTCAACGATAGGCATACGTTTAAATCTATCAGCGATAGCGTTTACGTATGGTTCAACATCAGCATCATCAATATTACCAACATAGATTTTGTATACACGTCTTTCTGGTGCTCTAGTTACACGATAAACAAGCATACTGTCCTCTGATAATAATAACTGTTTCCAAATACGTCTAGCCTTCTCTAATACAGATGTACCGTAAGGTAAACGTCTATCATCACCCAATAATCTAAAGTGAGCAATTTGCCATGAATTGAATTCAACATCACGACCTCTCCAAAAGAATTTTACTTTATCTCCAGAAGAAACTTCGTTATCTGGTAATTCTCTACCACTAATCATATCGAATAAACCAGACTCTCTTCTTTCCATTTCGTAGTTAGGCATTTGTTTTGCACCAACGATACCATTATCAGCATCAATGTTCAAATAAACAAAGTTATCACCGTATTTACATGTATTTCTAGTCCACATTGGTCCAGAAGTATGGAAATCTAATCTATTGAAAAATAAATCTTCTAATATTGTTTTTACACGTTTACTATCAGAGTATATATTCATCATTTTACCTTGGTCATTTAGAGTTGTTGATTCCTCCATCATAACGTCCAAAGCCGCTGCAATTGTTGGATAGAACTCCATAGCTTCAAAATCGGCATAAGAACCAATACGTGTTGTTTCGTAGTTGATTGATTGTTGGAATAATCCACTTTCAACTTTCTTCCAAACAGAACCTAAATATTTGTTTTGTTGTGCTTGTAATTTAGCTGATTCAAATTCAGCTTTATTATCTGTTTTCAATAACTCACCATTACCAATATTGTATCGTTGAGTTGATGGTTGTTTTTTTGGTTTTATACCGTCTGGGCTAATTACTTGCCCTAATCTTTGGAATATAGTTAAATTTCTTTCTGCCATAATTTTTTTTATTAAAATATAATTAATTTATTGGTAAAATAAATAGTTATTCAAGATAACCACACTCTACATAGGCAAAATGTGCTTGTTCATGATTTACCACTTCTAAATTATATACGTATGTTGTTATCCAATCTTGACCTTGTGAACCAGCTACTGCGTCACAATAGAATGGTCTACCAGTAGATTGTTTTTTTGATAAATCATTAGGGTTTGGTGACCATTTATATAAAACGTTACCACCAGCACTTTTTAGCATGAATACTTTTTTCTCTATTGCCATTTTAATATTTATTTAATTTTTCCAAATAACCAAGCATATTCACCTTTAGGGTCTTGTACATTTTTATATGCACTATGATTGGGGTTTATTTTCTTTTCAATTTGTTTTGTTTCTGGGTTAATAGTTGACACTGTAGGTGATACATTAGCTGAAGAAGCCCAACTAGATAACATTGCTTTGGTTTGTTTCTCTAATTTTTCTAGATTTTTAAACGAATGTTCCAAAACCCATAAAGCCATACCCAAAGACATAAGTAAATCATCATGGTAGCCCTCCATGTGGTCTGGTCTACCGTTTTTATAGATAAATGTTTTCATTTCTGAAATCATTCTACTTGAACGAATCTTAACACCATTTGTTCTAATCATATATTCTAAATTAGAAATCATTGGTAAACGTACATTTGTTGCATGAAAACCAGGTATCTTGTTACTATTGCTTCTATCATATGATGTTAACTCTCTTTGTCTAGCTGAAAGTATTTTCCCATTAGTTGAATCATAATGTAATCGTTTGTATTCGAATTCTAATAATTTAAGTACTGTAGAAACACCCATACCACCAGTAACATCGACTACCGTATAAGACTTGTATAAATTACCATATTCTTCAACTATTTGAGCCAACAAATCTGGTTGTATTTTACCTTGGTATTCCATTACTTGTTCCATGGTAGTAAAATCTATAATAACCATTGTAGACGCATCTTCACCATCACCTCTGGATACATCGACACCCATTATGTATTGGTGACCTTCTTGGGGTTCTTCCCATATCCATATCTCTTGTTCTAAACCAGCAGTGTATTTTGGTTGTTTTACATTGTTTTTTTCATGGAAATCGATATATTCTTCATTGATTACATTACCCCCAGAACCAATAAATGACACATCTAACTCTTGTGCAATCATTTTGGCATCGTTGTTCATACCTCTACACATTTCTTCATACCATGTAGATGTTGGTTTCCACCCATCTTCAATCATTCTAGTATAAGACACAAAAGTAAATTCATATTCTTTTGATACTTCATCACCTTTTATCCAACTTAAATCTTTATTGTAACGTAAATCTTCAAACCATTTCATCTCTACAATGTTGAAACTATTCTTTTTGTTTCTTGCTTGGTCGTATGTTTTATAATACAATGCATCCATACCATTAGGTGTTGAAATAAGTGTTGCTCTACCCCCAGTACCCAATGCAGTAAGTGCCGCACCAAATACTTCAGCTCCGTTATCAATATAAGCTGCCTCATCCATAATAAGGAATGTAGGTGTAAAACCCCTCAAGGCATCTTTAGAAGTTGCTACTGCTTTTACACGACTACCGTTAGGTAATTTAATCTCTTTCTTTGAATCTGTAAGGAAAATTGATTTACCCTCGTTTTTAGGGTTGCCATAATATTCATGTCCCCATATCCACCTAGGTAATTGATTTAGGAAATCTTTAATCTTTGCCAAAAACTCAAAAGCTAACTCTTGCTTATTGGCAATAATTAGAATATTTTCTGGGTTTTCAGAATCAGCAAAACCAACTTTGATTGACATATATGCTGCTGTTGTTGTTGATACACCAGCTTGACGTGGTTTTGTTACAATATTAAAACGGTGTTTTTCGTATGCACTAATAATTTCTTTTTGTCGAGGGAATAGCTTAAATGGGACAAAACCCTCTTGAGTTTTATCAAACGTTTCCAAATATGTTTCAATAGCATATGTCGGTTGGGTAAGACATCTTGCGTATTCTTTAAATATTTCTTGTGTTGTTAGCATATTCTTTTTAGTAATAAATATGCTGAAATCAAGTAAAAATGTTTAATACAAATGACAAAGGCCCCAAACGGAGCCTTTATCTATAATTATGTTACTAATTTTTAAAATAATTCATCAATATCAAAACCACTTTCTTCTTCTGGCTTATCATCTGAACTACCAAATGTTGTTCCACCCATAAGTTCGTCAAAATTAAAACCTTCTTCATTAGAAATTTCTTTCTCTTGATTATCGACATCACCCATTGCTTGATTGTATTCTTCTTCTTGTAAAGAACGATTAACTTCATTAACAATATCTTTAATAATCTTCTTACCTTCAGCGGTGTTAGCCATTACTTCTCTCATTTTATAGTTGAAATCGTCAACTGGTAATGCTGCCATTTCACTATATACGTGATGTTTCAAATGAAAGTCATCTGGTTCGATAGCATTTGTGAATCGACCCCACAGACCTGGACCCATACGCATATCCCATGGTTCAGCAGCTAAGAAATCAGCTTTACCAATAACAAATTCACCAGTTTTTTTATCTTGTGGTAAACCATGTGCTGATAAAATTTCCATAACACCTTTAACCAATTCATGGATAAGAACTGGCAACACCATTGCTTGTGCATTGATAACAGCTTTTGGGTTTGATTTAGTAGGGAATTCAACACTAACAACACCACCATTTGTACCATTTTCCATATTAGGGATAATGTAATACATATAATCAGCAGCTGCCATCATTTTACTGTATTTATTTGCTAAACGAGGGTCAATGTCTGTCAATTCATCGTCAGCCATATGAAACATATGGTTACATTTTTTTGCAGCACCTTGTGTCATTGCATTTAGAAATCTTCTTTTATAAACTTCTTTGTTGGCGTTGACCATCTCATCATGATTACCAAACTCCATTTCAACAGTAATTGGTTTAGGATTCTTTTTCGTACCTTCCATGTTGATATGTGGTGTTAATTCTGCGTTTATTTCAACAGCATCTTCATCCATATCATATTCTTCACGAATCATTTTAATTGCTAATTCAATTAATTCTTTTCTGTGTTTTGTTTCTAAACCCATAGTTTCATAAACCAATGGCATCATTTTACCCATAACGTCAGAATTATCTATTGAATCACATTCAAACGCTCTTTTATAACGTTTTGCAACTTCATTAAACCTTTCACCCATAATAGTTTCTTCAAATCTATTTTCATGACCTTCTGGTAAAACTGGACTACCACTTAATGAATGTCTATCGTTTTTCAAATCCTCTTCAAGTTGAGGTGCCATTCTTTCAGACATACCTTCTGGATATAAAATACTTTCATTTAAAGGTTTAGCGGTGCTAACTTGTTTACCCAATTTTGACTTTCTTAATGCTTCTTCAGCTATTTTTCTGTAATCGCTCATTATTTTATATCTTTAATTTTAATTGTTTTTATAACATTTCTTTTTTTACCATATGCCTCTACCATTGCTTTTGTTAAAACAACCCTTTCATTCATTGGTTGTTCTGGTGATTTTGGTTGTTTAGCCAAATCTTTTAATCCAGAAACCAAATCGGTTAAACCATTTCTAGGTACGCCAATAAGTTCAGCAAATGCTGCGATAACTTCTCTCTGAGCTACTGGAGTTTTGATTGTAGCGATAACATTTGGAAGTTTTGATTTAATCATATCCATAAGTTTTTTGGCTTTTGCATTCATTTCCTCATCAGATTCTTCACCAGTTGGTGTTATTTCATTCAATGATTCAGATTTTCTTTTCTTAGAACCAAACATCTTATCATTCATATGTTTTTTAAACTCACTAACACCCATATAATCTTCTTCCTCTGACTTACCGCTAGATAACATTTCTTTAATACTACCAAAACTTCTAACTTCATTCGTACCTCTTTTAACTAAAAAATGTTTACGACCTTCATATGTGTCTTCTTTAGCTTCTTCCATTGCTTTTGATTCCTCCATAGCTTTAGCTTCTTCCTCTTCAATTTTTTGTTTTGCTGGTAAAGCTATTTTTTGTTCAAATTCTTCAATTGTATGTATACGATTACATCCATTATCATCAGTTTCATCATGTGCAAAAACAGCCATAACAATTTGGTTATCATTAGCTAAACCTCTAATCATTTGATATTTTTGAGCACCAATAGTAAAAGGTTGTGATATCTCACCAGTTTTATTATCAATAACGTTTGATAAATATTTTATTGTTGCATTATCTTGAGGTGCAATAACTGCCTCTGGTTCCAATACGTTTAATTCCTCATCAACTACATTAACATTAACATCTTTACCTAACTTTTTCAAATCATTAGCGACTGAAGCTAAATCTTTTTTTTGAACATTAACGGTTGTTTTTGAATTTGAAGATGAACTATTATTAAACATAGTTTCTTGTATATTATTTTTCTTTTTCATGTGTTTGTTTTTTATATTGTAATATTAGGTCTTTTTCGTATAGTTTGGATTCAACTGATTCAGCATCCTCACCAAATTTAAAACAAAGTCTTTTCTCTGGGTAAGCATCATAAGCATTTATGTTTTCCCAAGCCAAAGCTATAACATCATCAATTGCATCCCAAACAGCAAACGTATCACTATCTTGAATAACATCTAAGTTTAGTTCAGATTCTAATCTACCAACTTTTTTAATGTAATGGTCATGTGGTGCAGATGGTCTTCCAGATGCTGGAAAAGTATCCCAATCATCACCATCAATACCTTTGGTAGTATCAGAAAAGATAAATTCATAAATGAAATTACCTTTGTAATCTTTACCAACTCTATTTACATATATTAAAAAAAGTTCTTTCATTATTTACTTTCCCAAACTATACGACCTTCGTTATCTTCTATCCTTAATCTAGAGTTAGGGTATTTTCTCTTCATATCTTCGTAATGAGCTGGTATTGCATCTTTAATTTCGATACTGATATCTTGACCAACTACTCTATTGTTATCAATAGCAATTATTGACCAAGGACCATGTTGAGAACCACCTCTAACACCTTTCATAATATTATTCCAAACACCTTCATTAATTGCTTTTGGGTCTGGTGTAACCGCTGGCATTGGTAAAAAAGGTTTATTTTTTCTACTTGGTGCTATATTAGGTTGCACTTTATCTGGAGAAGGAACCACTTTTGGTTTAGTTTGCGGTTGAATCATTGGTTCAGTATCATGATTAAAAGTTTCTTGTATTTTCATAATTAAATAGTTTTTATCAAAGGTACTATTTTTTTCATTAAAAACCAAATTTTCACCAACAATTTTAGAAACTGGTTTTGATGACCACATTTTACATGACCAATATTTAGGTGTTGTTCTATCTTTTGCTTGAGAACATTTATGTCTTGCTCTGAAAGATTTTTTATTTTTTGGATTATCTCTTTTGATTTCCATATTAGCATCACCAAAATTAACCTTTACAACGTTTCCTTTTTTGTTTTTAACATAAACTTTGAATTTCTTGTTTTTAACATCACCAGAACTTGGTTTACCCAATTTAACTTCTTTACCATGATATTCAGCTTCATTCATATTTACGTTTTCAACAGAACCGTATTCATCTTCATAACCACCTTCAGTTTCACCATCATAGTCTAAACTATCATCATATTCCATAGTTGCTTCTAAGAAGTGATATACCTCTTCTACATCATCAGCAGAAGTTGCTAGATGGTCAACAGCCCATGCGTGTCCATTAGCTATCAATGTATCAACATTGTTATAATCCATTTTTAGAATTTCAGTTGCGGCATGTGCTATAGTTTTAAGATTTTGCCAAAACATATAATTGTTTGATGAAGCGTTAGGTAATGTAGACACTGTATTATCAATACCCATCTCATTTGAATGTGATAAAAAGTCCATGGCTAAATTTCCATCACCTTTACCCAAAGCAGCAGCCGCAGCATTGTTATAAGTTGATTTATTTAATTCATCAATTCCTTCTTCTTTGGTTAATTTATCCCATTGTTTTTTATCTGGATAACCTTTATCACCTGGTTGTGCTGCTGGTCTACCTTCATCATTCTTTTTAGCAATATTACCCCATAAACTTTCTTCTAAAGTTTCTTCATCATGTTTGAATTCAGCTTCTTTGCTACCTTTTGGTGCAAATAAACTACTTCTTTTTATTTGGTCTTTATCCAATATGAAAGCACCTTCTTGTAAACCTTCTTCATCAGAATTTTCAAGGTCACCCATATCACCACCAAACTCATCACCAGACTCGTCAGAATCACCAGAATCATTGTTGCTATCATCTTCATTATCTTCACCATCATCACCAGATGTATTAACTTTTTTGATTATATCTTTTCTGTCTTCTTCATCCATTTCAGCAGTATGAGTTGCTGACAATAAAGAGTTTATAGCAAATTTTTCCAAATCAAAATCTGGTTGACCTTGTTCGTCAGTGTATGCTCTAAGAGACTCACCTAATTTACCAGTAAGTTGTTGTATGAATTTTTTAGGGTCAGTTTCTTCGTCAGCTTCTACACCAGCATCAAATGGTTCGTCTTTAAATGGTTTATTGTCATTCTCTGGTGCTGGTTCTTCACCCCCAAAATCACCGAAACCAGCGTCATCGGCTGGTTCGGATATAGGTTCCGCTGGAGCTGGTGCTGGAGCCGCTTTGGCTGGTGCATCAATCTTCAACTTATATTTTATTTCGTTTATTTTTTCGTTGCTACTTTTTTTTTTACAGTACCTTCAGATAATGAAGTAATCATTTTGTCTAATCTTTTGATACTTTCTTCCATAGAATTTAAAATAGGAAAATCACCACCATCAATTTCACCATTATGATTAGCATCTATTTTGTATTGTTTACCACTTAATTCTTCATTCATTTGTGTTAAAATAGATGCAATTTTACCTAAATCAGTAATAGTTCCACCTTCATAAGCCAATGATACCATTGAAATATTCTCTGGAGTTACTTCCATACCTCTTTCAACTAATTTAGATTTAAGATATTCAACAAGGTCAAATTCATCATGACTTATTTCATTGTTAGCACCATCTTCTCTAGCCATCATTTCTTCAATAGCTTGTTCAAATTCATTCAAACCTTCTTCAACATCATCACCCATCATACCTTCATTTTTTTCAAAAGTTTCTGGGTTTCTGCCTTGTTTGTTAGCAGTAGCGTAGTAAGCACTTTCACCATCATCACCATATTGTTTCTCAAACTTGTTTATAATTTCTTTGTTTTCTTCAAAATTGTTTTCACCAGAAAAACCATTTCCTTCCATTTGAGAGAAACCACCAGCTCTAGCGTTTTCAGATAATAAATTATCATCTTCGAATACGTTGATATCACCACCTTTATTAAAAGCTTCAGCCAAAGATTTAAACTTAAAGTTTAATTGTTTGATTGCTCTTGCATAAGTAGGGTAAGATTCATCTTTTTTATTTTGTAAACCACCAATATATTTGAAATCTTCCAAAACCAAACCAGATTTTTTATCTGTTCTTTTGATATAATATTCATGATTTTCTCTAACAATAGCATATGCGTTATCATCTGGTCCAATCTTAGTTAATTCAACAGCTGAATTTGTTTTGTTTTCATTTTCATTTATAGGTTTGATACCCATAAGAGATAATTGACGTTCAAGGATTTGATTTCCTTTAAGACCAACTGGACTAATTATTTGTTTATTTTTCATATTTTTTTATTGGTATTTTAATTTATTATAATTGTGAGCTACCTAGATAAACATCTACGTTTTCACCTAATAGATAGCATCCAGTACCACCACTAACAGTTCTAATTGCTATTCCTAAATTAGATGTTGCCGCTACACTTACAGTAACACCGTTAATTACGATTGTGCAACCAGCTGTACCACCATATATTTCAGTATATGTGTGTGCTGTCATATTAGGACTTTGAGCTGGTACTATTAAACTATGTATATCACTTATTCTTGGCATAATTAATTTCTTTTATTATAAATATTATCAAAAACAAAAAAAGCATCAAAAGATGCTTTTATTTAGATTTTAAATATTATTTATCACCATTTATTAATAAAGTGATTTCATATATTGATGGTGCACCTACTGCTCCAAATTCTTCAAATATTTCTTTCATTTTCTTATTTTTTATATTTTACGTTATTTTTAATTTGATAATTGTGCTTTTATAGTTGAGTGTGATTGATAATTTTCCACCATAAAATCAGATATATCTAAATGATTTAATAAACTCAAATCATCACCTAATTCTCTAAAGAATCCAGAAGATTTATTGAAACCTAATTTAGGTAAGTCAAATGGTTCTCTAGTTCGTGTTGGAATACCAAACTCATCACATACCTTTGTAAATTCAGAATCACTCATCCCTTCTTGTATTTTAGTTAAATCCAAACTAGGGTTCTCATAACACATACAAACTCGCTCATCAACTTCTAAGTATCTACCAATTTGTTCCAATGCTTGGTCAACGTGATTTGAATACAAGTGAACATCACCCAAGTTACCAATCAATTCATCTGGAACCATATTAACCATTTTACCAACAATCTCAAGTAATAAACCATAAGAAGCAATATTAAATGGTAAACCTAAGAATGTGTCTACACTTCGTTGATTCCACATTAATGAGATTGCTCTACGTGGAATATTAAATTTATCTAAAAAATCGTGTGATGGTAATGCCATTCTATCCCACGGAAATTGTTTATCTTTTGGATGATAATTATAACGGATACGCCATCTTTCTTCTTGACTCAACTCTCTTGTATAAACTTGAAATCCATAATGACAAGGGGGAAGTGTCATTGAATCCAATTCTCCAACATTCCAAGCATTTACCATTAATCGTCTTGAGTCTGGATTTGTTTTAATGTCGTTGATTAGGTTTTGGATTTGGTCTATACCACCAACATATTTGTCAAACTTATCATCAATTACTTTAGCAACTTGAATTGGACAAAAAGATTTTTCATTGTAACCAAGTGTTATATTTTTATAGTAAACTTTTTTACCTTCATCCTCATCACTGTAAAGAGATTGGTCAGAATCTTGTATTGGAGTTATTAACCACTCAGTACCATTAGCAAATGAATGTAAATCGCTCCATTTAACAGCCCAACCATTATCAGTTTTGTGTAAAAAACCTCTTTGTTTAACATCTTTCCATCCACCCCAATTTCTCCATTGCTTACCATAAATTGGACCTAACTCACCCCACTTTTTAGCAAACGCATCATTTGTTTTGATATAGTTAACGAATTCTTCTTTTGAATATGTTTCAAACTCATACTCATTAGTTTCGTGATTATAATATGAACTACCATATTCTATTTTAGCTATCTCACCTAATTCCCAATATCGTTTACAATATGATTGGTAAGCATCACCATCCCAAATATGACAATCATTATCAACAAGGAATTTAATGTTTGTATCACCTCTTAAAAACCAAATTAACTCGGTTATAATACCTTTCATATACATCTTCTTTGTGGTCAGAAGTGGAAAACCATCACTCATTTTATGACGAATTTGTCTCCCAAAGACAGAAATGGTACCCGTTCCAGTTCTATCACCTTTGCGAGTACCATTTTCTAAAATGTCTTTTAATAAATCTTGATAAGTTTTATCTAAATTATTCATTTACAATTTCTGGTTTTTTAGTTGTTACTTTTTCGAATGTTGAAATCTTCCCTTTCAATCCAGTCAATGAACCAGCTGTTACGTTTCCGTTTTTAAGATAGTTACTGATGATATCACTCATAGTTTGTAACATTTCTTTTGTTGCAGCATCTGGTGTGATATCAGATTCAGTTTCAACTTTCAATTCTTCAACTTCTTTTAAAATTTCAGTTGTATCAACATTATCCAATTTACTGCTAGTATATTTTTTAATGTTGGTATTCAATACAGAACCTTGACTATCAGCAGTTTCAAAACGCATGTAATCAGTTTTTGAAACATCAATATATTTGTACTGACCACCATGGTTGAAAATAACTGATAATTCATTTGTAATGTTGTTGTACACTGAAGCACAAATGTTTGATGAAGAATAAATCGCCTTGATTACACCATCTTTTTCTTTTCTTTTTAAAATCATTTTTCTTTTTTTTTATTTATGTTATTGTAATTTACTATATGTTTTATAAGCACTTATTTCACTTAAATGAAATATTTCACCAACTTTGTTAACGTGTTCCAGTGTTTCACCATATCGTTTAGTTGTTATCACCAAATAATCACCAGTAATAACTAAACTAGCATCTAAAAATTCTAGTTTAGTTAAAGAAGGTAATTGTACATTATTAACCCTTTTTTTAAGCAATATTTCAACCTTTGCGTAGATTGGTTCAACATTTGTTTTCATACTTTACTTTTTATACAAATATACTAATATTTATCTTAAAAGTCAATGTTGATTTAATAAATAATTTTTAGTATCTTTGCTAAAATAAAACTAAAATAAGAACTTATATGAATAGAGAGATTTATCCGAAAGTAAAAATAATAATGACTAACTCAATCAAAGAAGCTAAAAACTTTGATGATGTTAAACTTAGACCAGAACATATTATTTTATCTATATTATCGGAAGATGATAATACGTGTACAAATGTGTTAAAAAAATTAAAAGTAGATACATCAGAACTTTATGATAAATTATCTGATTACGTTAGAAAAAACGATTTAACACCTAGAGGTTATACGCCAGTAAAACGCACACTACCTTTTTCAGAAGAAACAAAATCAATTATCTATAAAGGTGTTGATAAAGAATGTGAAAAATTAAATGACAATATGATTGATACAACTCACATTATGTTAGCTATTTTAGTTTCTAAACAACCATTATCTGATTTTTTAAATACTCATGGTATCAGTTATAATTCATTCAAAAAAATTATGTTAGGTGATAAACCAGAAGAAATTAAAAATGGTGCGTTGGATGATGAAAATAATGATGAAAACGAGTCATTTAAAAAGAAACCAAAACCTACTGACCCTAAAAGTAAAACACCAGTATTGGATAACTTCTGTAGAGATGTATCTAAAGCTGTTGAAAAAGGTGAAATCGACCCAGTTGTTGGTAGAGTATTAGAAATCAAACGTGTATCTCAAATTCTTTCTCGTAGAAAGAAAAATAATCCAATACTTATTGGTGAACCTGGGGTTGGTAAAACATCTATAGTTGAAGGGTTGGCTCAATTAATATATGAGGGAAACGCACCAAGAACACTTATAGGTAAACGTATTTATTCTTTGGATTTATCTAGCATTGTTGCTGGTACAAAATATCGTGGACAATTTGAAGAAAGAATGAAAGCAATCTTAGAGGAATGTAAGTCTAATCCAGACATCGTATTATTTATTGATGAGTTACACACTATTATTGGTGCTGGAAATGCTTCTGGTTCGTTGGATGCTGCAAATATATTTAAACCAGCCTTGGCACGTGGAGAACTTCAAGTAATTGGTGCTACAACACTAGATGAATATAGAGAAAACATTGAAAAAGATGGAGCTTTGGTTAGACGTTTCCAACAAGTGTTGGTTGAAGAGCCCACACTAGATGAAACAAAAACTATACTTTCCAATATCAAAGAAAAATATGAGAAACACCATAAAGTAAAATATACTGATGAAGCAATTGAAGAATGTGTTAAATTATCTGCTAGATACATTATGGATAGAAGTATGCCAGATAAAGCAATTGACGTGTTGGACGAAGCTGGTGCGACAACCAATGTTAATATTGAAAAACCAGAAAATATTAAAGAATTAGAAGCAAAAAGAAATGATATCAACGAACAGAAAAAAGAAGTAGTTGTAAAACAAAAATATGAAGAAGCTGCTAAACTTCGTGACGAAGAGAAAAAAGTTACTGAAGAATTAGAAAAAGCAATGGCTGAATGGCAAACTAAATTAGATAAAAAAGTTACTATTGTTGGTGTTGAAATTATTTCTGAAGTTGTATCTATGATGACTGGAATTCCTTTGACGAAAATATCTACTCAAGAAACAAAAAAACTTATGAGTTTGGATAAAGAACTTATGGGTAAAGTTATCGGTCAAGATGATGCTGTTGTTAAGGTTGTTAAAGCTATTAAACGTAACCGTATTGGTATCAAAGATAAAAACAAACCAGTTGGTTCATTTATCTTTTTAGGTCCTACTGGTGTTGGTAAGACACTTTTGGCTAAATTGTTAGCTGAACAAGTATATGGTGATGCTGATTCATTGGTTAGAATGGATATGTCTGAATACATGGAGAAACATTCTGTATCAAGACTTATTGGTCCACCACCTGGATATGTTGGTTATGACCAAGGTGGACAGTTGACTGAAAAAGTTAGACGTAAACCACATTGTGTTATTTTATTTGATGAGATTGAAAAAGCACATGAAGATGTATTTAACATATTGTTACAATTATTGGATGAAGGTATGCTTACAGATGGTTTAGGCCGTAAAGTTAATTTCAAAAATGCACTTATTATTTTGACATCAAACATTGGTGTTAGAGAGGTAAACTCTTTTGGACAAACAATGGGGTTCGAAACTGCTGAAAGTATTGTAAATGAAGAAAATAGAGCTCGTTCAATTATTGAAAAAGCGTTGAAGAAAAAATTCAAACCAGAATTCCTTAACCGTATCGATGAAGCGATTGTATTTAGAGGATTAACAGAAGAAGATATACACAAAATTATCTATTTGGAAATCGAAAGTTTAAAGAAACGTGTTGTTGAAATGGGTTATGATTTAACTGTAACAAAAGATGCTATCGAATTTTTAGGTAAACAAGGGTATGATGAAGCTTATGGTGCAAGACCTCTAGCTAGAGCAATTCAACATTATGTTGAAGACCCAGTAGCTGATGAGATACTAAATGAGAATATCAAAGAGGGTGAAACAATAGAAGTTTCATATGATTCTAAAAAAGAAGAACTGGTTATTAAACCAGCCAAACCAAAGAAAACTAAATAAAATAATTAAAGTCACAATTTTTTGTGGCTTTTTTTATATTTATAAACATGAAACCAGTTATTAAACAATTATTAAGGGAACGACTTTTAACAAGAGATGAAATCGATGTTAGAGATGTTGCTGATTTTGTAAACTTTGCAAAAAAGAAATTAGGTATCAATGATGATATCAAAGTTGCTTTGGCTTTTAAAAGAACACCAGACCTTGTAACAACAGCTTACTATGATGTTGCTAACAATATGTTAAAGGTTTATTCTAAAGATAGAGCAATTATTGATGTATGTAGGTCAATTGCTCACGAGTTGGTTCATCATAAACAAAATCTAGAGGGAAGAATAACCGACTCAAAAACTGACGGTGAAGATGGTAGTCCAATTGAAAATGAGGCCAACGCTGTTGCTGGAGTTATAATAAGAAAATGGGGTAAATTACACCCAGAAATTTACGAATAATATGGAAAATAAACTAAAAGGTGGTAAATCTGATAAATTAACACCAAAAAAAATTGCTGATAAATTTGACGTTGATGTAAAAGACGTTAAAAAACAAATAGAGTATGGTACATGTGTTGAATGTGAACATACTGACGATAAGGAAAAAGCAAAAGAAATTGCAACAGACCACGTATCTGAATTTCCAGATTATTATAATAGATTAAACAAAATGGAAAAAGAAGCCGAAAAACACTGGAATAAAAAAGAGAATAAAAAAGAGGCGAAAAATGAAACTAAAACTTTCATTAAAAAACTTCTAAGAGAAAATATTAGCGAAATGTCTAACTTACCACCAGAAGCACAAAAAGAATTACAAAGACTTGGAATTAACCCTAAAGATGTAAATGTTATAATTTATGATGAAATGCAAAATGAAGGGGTAGGTAATGTAGTTAAAAAAACGTTTGATAAGTTTAAAACAGCTGCTCAAGCAGTTGCAAAACCTTTGATGGTTTGTGGTCTGTTAGCTAATGGTTATGCTTGTAACAAACATCAGCAATATGTTTATAAATTCTCATGCAATATTGATAAACTAGTAACTTATACACTTACACAAGATGCTGAGCTTGATGACAATCTAATATTAAAAGCTGGACAACAATTCGGGATTATGGATGGTGAGGTATACAATCCAAAGGATAATTCCAAACTTCCAGAACATATGCAAAAAGAATTATTTGATTTTATTAAGAATAGCCCATTATTCACCAATAATTCATCCGAACAATATAGCCCAAAAGGACAAGCTGGTTCATGGTACTTTTTAGAAACAGATGTAATACCAAATGATGAACTAGAAGTAATTGCACAACGATTAGCCGCAGAAGAAGAAACTGAACTTGTTGGTAAACGTAGTGATTATAGGCTAATTAATCCTACAGCTAAAGTTACATTTGAAGGACCATCTAAACATGGGGATATAGAAACAAAATAAAATATTAAAAGGAGGTTTTAGACCTCCTTTTTTATTTCACCAATGTACTCATAACTAAAACATAATCTAGTATTATCATACACGTGATTCTTATATGTGTTTTCACTAGTTACATCTTTTCTTATTTTTTTGTTCTTGCTAGTTGGTTTCCATAACGGAGAATTCTCCCAGAAACTTCCCAATCTAGGATGTGCTGTTCTAGAAAAATATCTGTATCCTTGGTCTATGTGATGTTGAGCAATTGCAGTGGAAAATCTTACACCAATCCCCATGCCTTGAAAATCTGGTAACACAACATTCCTATGACCTCTCCATGCATTTTTAAGAGTTCCACTAGGAAGTGTAATCGAGGCGAAGAAAGATACAACTTGGTCATTCCAAACTCCCACATAACATCTAGACGCTTTATTAACGTTTCCATCTAAATAGTGATGGTCTTTAAACATTCCCCAACTATCATTTGTTGTACGATATATTTTGATATTGATTTCTGGTCGGACAAAAAAAAACCGTCCATCAGTTCACCCGTGTCCGTATTGATAACCCAATCTGGTTCCAACCAATCCACAATATCCATGTGGCAACTGGATATGACTATGTTCTGCAAGTCATTATTCTTTACGTATCTAGCCAAAGCCATAGAGGCAGCTTTAGCGACAGTTCTATCAACTACTGAGGTATATTCATCTATTACTGCATTTGATTTCATCTTACGAGCTAAATCAGCTCTAAATTTTTCACCATTGGATAAAACATGATAAGGTTTGTACCATGAAGGTATAGAATTAAAACCAACTGAACTTAATCGGTTGATTCCATCTTCTGGGTTATCAAAATGTGAAATAACTGATTTGTTTGGTTCCCATTTGGGTTCTTCTTCAGCACCAAATTGTTTCAACATAGTTGATTTACCAGAACCACTAGAACCTACGATTACACCTATCTTAAAATTTTTGGGTAATTTGTTGGGTAATTTCCATGGGTGAAAGGTTGAAGTACCGTCAAATCTACAATCAAATGCAGTTTCACTTGCTTCTATAAATTCATCTCGTTCAACACTAGATGTTAGAGGTGTTTCTTCTCTTTGTAATTTTTCTATAATTTTTTCCATAAAACATTGTTTTTAATCCTTAATTTTAATACCTTTGTATAAATAAAAATATTATGAGCGGAGGACACTACAATTATAAATATCATCAGATAGATGATTTAGCCGAAGAAATTGAAAGAGAATTTGAAAATGATGGTAAATACATGGTTGAAGATTGGTCTGTAGAATGTTTTGGTAGAAAACCATTGATTGAAAAAGACTATCTTGGTAATGCAACACCAGAACAAAAATCAGAAATATTATCTGAAATTAATTCACTAGTAACCATATTAAAAGATGCTGCATTTAGAGCAAAAGAATTAGAATGGTTTATGTCTGGTGACACTGGTTTTGAATCTTATCTTAAAAGAATTGATAACTATAAAACACAAAAAAGTTAGGGCGACATATAATCATCCTAACTTTTTAACCTTTTTAAGGTAAAATTATTTTTTACCTTCAGTTAATGTTTTAAATTTTACTTCTAAAGCAGAAATCTTACTTTCTAAAACAGCAGTTTTATTAGAGTTATTTTTTGCTTGTTCATTAATCCACTCTTGTTTTTTAACTTCAACAGCTTCATTTACAATGTTATCGATTAAATCTACTAAGTCAGATTCTTTAATTTTAACTGTTTTCTTTGCAACTTGTTTCATGTTTGACATATTTTTTAAGGTTTAAATAAAATCTTATTTATATATAAATATAGTATAAACTAGAAAAAGTTTATATGTTTATTAATTTTTTTGGTTTTCAACTCTGATAACATCAAATAAGTGTAATAGTACATGTCTATCAAACTTTTTTCTAAAACAAAATATATTAATTGCCTCTTCAAAACTATCAGCATTTATTGTTGTTATTGTGTCTCCAGATTTATTTATTAATGAGTATTTTTTCATATCTTGTTCTTTTAAATAAATATAATAAACAAGGAATAAAAATAAAGTTTTAACATAACTTATCCGCAACATGTGAAGAAGCATACGCTTCTGGTTTAACTTTAAAATCATAACCCATACCCAAAATGTAACCAACAGCTTGTTGTAAAGCTTTGTTAGACTCGTGTTTAGGGTCTGGATTGATATCAGCATGTACCTCTAATTTAATTTCATACAAATCCAACAACGGTGCAATCTCATATGAAACTTCGATTGATTTACCAACCTCAAATACCATTCTTTCGTTTACCAATTCTTTGTTACGTTGTTTGAATGTATGGTTATATACTGAAGATATAATCATACCACCACGACCAACAATAACACCACCACCTAAATCTTCAGTAGTTGTGATAAGAATTACTGTAGCAAATTTATATTCACCACCACCTACTTTTTGTGAGTCAGTACCAACACAAACTTTAAGTAATTTACCTTCTTCTAATTCTTTGTCAAATATTTCTTCCAAATATTCCAATATTGGTTTTCCAATCTCTTTGTCATTTCTCTTCCATTTCATCGTATTTTTATTTTAAAAACTTGTTATAATAAAAAAGGGACCTCAATGGGTCCCTTTTATCTTTTATATTAAAGCAGTTGGTAATAACTTCTTTAATTTTTGATAATTTTCTGGACCTATATCCTCTTCTTTCACTGCAATTCTATGTAACGAACCCCCATTTGATTTATCCAAATAGGTGATATCGTTAGGTATCTCTTGAATCGGATTACCAATCAAATTCAAAAACGTTAGGTTTTTAAGTAACCCAATCTCTTTTGGTAACGATTTTATTTTATTTTCAGTCAACACCAACATTTCTAAATTGGTTAATTTACCAATTGAAGGATGCAATTCATGCATCTTTGCATTGCAAATAATTAGTTGGTCTAGTTTACTAAACTTACTAATATCTGGCATCTTTGGTATCTCTCTTGTCATAAATCTTATCGTTGGTGTTTCTACGTCTATCAATTCAAATAAACTTTCAGCAAAACCAAATTTTATTAAATAATCTAAATATTTGTTATTCTCTATTCCTTTTTTAAATCCTTTGGCCATATCAATCAACTCCTTGTAAAAGAAATTGGTGATACCTTCGCTTTCAGATAATACGTTCTCAAATATGCTAACGTTACTTCCGTTCTGTCTATCCTTTAACTGATTCGTTTCAAAGTGAATCTGAAACAATTCTTTCGTCTTACCTTCAAAAAATAAATTAGGTATTATTATATAAATATCAGACTTATCTCCATTCGGCTTTCTATGTCCATCAGTATAACTTTTAAACATACCGTTGCCCTTTCTAGCAGTACACCAGTTAGCAAAGTCTTCAAACGCAACATTTGCTTCAGTTGTTTTAGGGACAAATAACGTAAATTTTCTATCTCTAACTGGAATTTCAGCTTGACCTATATCTACAAACTTTTGTAGTGTTCTTTCCAAAGCACTTGGTTCCTTCTCAATAAAAGGGTCAACAGCATCAAACAACTGTGACAATGATTTGTATTGGTTGATATCAGTTGGGTCACTTACATGCATTAAAACATAACTACCTTTGCATAATTCTTTAAACTTCTTCTTTCTTTTATTATCTTCAAAAACGGTCAAATATTTATTGGCTTGAGGTAAATCCTCAACAACCAAACGAGTTGCCATCTCAATATCATCTTTCTCTTTATTTTTTAATAAACGAACAAATAAATTCAACATCCATTGAAGATACATTTTGTTATCAGTTGGGTCAGCAGCAATCATATCAGCAAAAACACTGGAACAAACACTAATATTTTGTGAAATACGTTCTTTCTCATTTACCTTTTCAGATAAAATAGCCAAGACAACACCAGTTCTAGAAGATATCACTTTAGGTGTATAACCTTCTTTCGCCAATAATTTTATTTTTTTATCAACAGAGTTATCTTCACCATTACATTCAAACACATCAAATGTTTCAGCCAAATATGTTAATCTATCTTTAACGTTTATTTTCTCCATAATATTTTTTAGTGTAAATATACACCAATTTTTTTAGATAATCAACAATTAAACCAAGAATCGATTGAAAAAATCTTCATCAATATACTCCTCAATTCTTCTTTTTAAAAACCAAACCAATCCATCAACATTATCTATTTCTCTATCAATAATATCTAAAATAACTTTGTTAGGGTCTTCACCATCAGTTAGTCTATATTTTATTTCTCTCATGTAATCATTTTTTGTACTCTCAGTCAATACTTCAACAACAAGATTATACGTTTCCCATCTAGCTTGTTTTTCTTCATCCAAAGATTCTATAACATTTACAATATGTTTATTGTAAGCTTTATCTAAATTTGTTTTGTTGCCACTAGTAGATTTGAATAATATATTTTTTGTTTCCATAGATATAAATTTTATTAAAGTTATTTATCTATAAATATCACAAACTAACAATAAAACATAATTTATTTTACTTATTTTAAGTCTGTAAACCATTGATTTATAAATATTTATAGTTAAAATTATGGTGTTGATGAATGTTAACTTTTTGTTAACAAATATTAGACACTTTAATGTGTTAGAAATTTCTAATTTTGTCGTATAACCGTTCTAATTCTGGGGTTTTTATCTGTAAATTTTCTATAATTTCAATACAGACTTCGTTTGGGTCTAAGTTTTCGGTTAATTTATATTGAAGTTCCTTTACTTTCAACATATCTTTTAGAGTGTGTTTAAATTCTAACATGACTTGATTGTAGGTCACCCAAGCCATTTTGTTTTCTGTGTTACCAATAATAAGATTTTCCGTGAGCTTATTTTCATATTCGTGCTCTAGGTATGTGTTAAATTCACCGTAATGTTCTCTTAACACTAATCTTATTTTAGTCTTTAAATTCATCTCATTAATTCACAGCAACGTTTTTAGACAATTGATAATCGTCAGTAATTTTATTAAACATCCAATCTCTTATTACTTGTTTTGTAAATTCATCACCAGCTTCAAATTTATATTTCATATATTCATACAAATTTTCCACAGAAATAATTTCTTCATCAGCTTTAACCTTAACCATATGTTTTTTAAAATATTCTCCACCCTCACGCATAATACTTTCATTCGGTTCATAAGACTTATCCAAAAATTCTTTCATAATCTTAACCATACTACTATGTTGGTTTGATTCAGCTATGATTCTGTTAAATTGAGATTCAGTAATAATAAGTTTCTTTTTCATATCTATAAATATCTTGTACATAAAAAAAGGCCCGATAATTAGGCCTCTTTTTTAATTTTTTAATAAATCATCAATCACTGATTGAAATTCACCTTTCGATTTGGCTCCTACTAATTTGGCTCCTTCAACTTCAACACCATCTTTTAAAAAGATTATTGTTGGTATGCTTCTAATACCATATTTAGCTGCAATCGTTCCATATTCGTCAACATTTACTTTACCAATTGTAACGTTTTTTTCTTTGTTGTCTTCATACAATGAATCAATAACTGGTCCTAACATTTTACATGGACCACACCATGGAGCCCAAAAATCTAATAATGTGATGTTTTTTTCTTTTAAAACTTTTTCAAAGTTCTCTGTTGTTACTTCTACTGCCATTTACTTAATTTTTAATTTTTGTTATAGTTATAAATATAATATTCATATTTCAAAAATCAATGACTGACATAATTTTAATTAATAAATTTTTAACTCGTGAGTTCCCAGATGACCACTCAGTTATCTATATCTATGTGTGTGGTCAGAAAAGGTCGGAAAAAACAGCTATTGATAAAATCATGAATTTAACAAAACAAATTTTTTGTCCTCCTTTATCAGAATTTTTTATTTTAGAAATAGTTAAAGAATTTTTAGATGGTAAAAAAATAGCCTATAAAAAAGGTGAAATAAAAGTCAAAAGTTTTTACGATTTTATTGATGTCTAATTGAATGACAACGCAAAATGTTCTCTAGTAAGTAAAACTACTTTGTAAAAATTTATCACCTTTTCAATATCCGAAGCAAAATAATTAGCAATGTATTTACCACAAGTTTCATCATCAAACCCATAAATTAAAACCAAAACATCAGTAATCTTTATTATATCAGCTCTTTCATAGTTATCCAATACCCCAGTTTTTAAAGATAATCCAAGAGTTTTGCAGTAATTTATATACGTGGAAAATTGAGACTTCTTGAATAAATCAGAAGTTGTTTCGCAAATTGTCATGAAAACATAATTATCAAATTTTACCATATTATAAAACATTCATTAACTTTAATATACTTATATTATATACTGTTAAAAACCATGAATAAACAAATTATTATTGACGAAGAAACAGAAGTTTTAGTAATAGAAACAACTGTAGATGAGTGGGACAACCATGTCGGTGACATTGTAATGTTTTAATTATGAACCAGTTCGAAACAAATATGATGATGAAATTTCTAGAAAGGAATTACCCAGTTTCTAGAATCAAAGATAATATGCGTTTCAAACGAGCTATAATATTAGACAACGGAATTTCTTATTTTTTAAGTGATGAACATTCACATATTCAACTAAGACTACAACTCAATCAAATCCTTAAAACAGTTTTCTACTGTGACGAACAATCCAGTAGAACTGTTTTAAAGAATTTTTTAAATATTTGATTACCACGTCTCAATCTTTTTAAGAGTTAATTGTGACCAATACCTACAGTTATAACCATCAATACTACCTTCCATTTCTTGTATTTGCATAACAACGGTTTTATCAGCGTAATTTAATAGTTGACCACTAAAAGGTCTAGAACTACCACCTAACATTTGTTGTGACATTCCATAAACGGGGTCTTCAACAATCGCTTTATTAAAACCCATATAACTTACGCCATAATGTTTTGTTGTGTCACTATTCAAAACAAAGTTTCCAGTACCAGGGAAATTCAAGGGTTTATAAAATGAGTAAGTTGTTGAATCTTTAATTATCGTTTCTATATCAAACATACTGCCACCCCATCTCAAACTAGATATTATTTTGGTCGCATCAAAATGATTATACTTTGTTTTTTTACCAGTTTCATGATTGTCAACATACATAACAGCATCAATAACCAAAAATTTACCCCACAACGTTATTTTATTTGTAGTGTCACTATCCCATAAATAATATGAATCTGGTTTACTCTTTGGATAACCATCGCTAGGATATGGGTATTCTTTTTTACAAGATGCAAATGTAAATAAAACCGCTGCAACTATCGATAATTTTATAAATAAATTTTTCATACAATTTGTTTTCATACAAAGGTATCGAATTTATTTTAATAAAACAAATTTAATTTTAAAAATTTTTATAAAGTGTAAGTAACTAATTAGATTTTATTATAAATAACATTGATTTTTTGTAATTTTTTCATTATAATTATACATGGCAAATTTAGATTTTAAAAGTGACTTAAAACTAGGAAATGACGGTGAAATGTTTGTTGTTAGCTTCCTAGAAACTAAAGGGTTAAGATATTTATCATCAAACGATGACAACAAATACGATATCGTAATGTGTGATAAAGATGGTATTGAATTAACTTATGAAATTAAAACAGATGTAAAATGTGCACCACTTTTTGATACTGGAAATATATTCATTGAATTTGAATCTAGAGGTAAAGATTCTGGTATAGTCGTTACTCAAGCTGATTGGTTCGTTACTTATTTCAAATACCTAAATGAAGCTTGGTTTATCAAATCTGATAAACTAAAAGAACTAATTCAAGAAAATGATTTCCCAATATTTAAAGATGCTGGTGATGTCGGAAGTGCAACTCATGGATATTTAATAAAAAGGAAAGACTTTAAAAAATATTTCTATGTGTGCAAAATCTAAAAAAGAACTTCTTGTTGAATTAATACCAAAAACATGTCATTACTCAAATGTTAGAACAACTGTTAAACCTTCTGAATGGGATAAAATACGACATATATCGTATGAATCCGCTAATAACAAATGCGAAATATGTGGTGATACTGGCAAAAACCAAGGTTACAAACACGCTGTTGAATGCCACGAAATCTGGCACTACGATGACGAGAAACATATCCAAAAACTAATCGGTCTAATTTCACTATGCCCTCTATGTCATCTTACCAAACATATTGGCCGAGCAATCGCTATGGGTAAAGATAAAATTTGTCACGTGCAAATGTCAAAGGTAAACAAATGGAACCAAGAACAAATCCTAGAACACATTGTGGCTTCATTTGAGCTACATAAAGAGCGTTCTAAACACGAATGGGAATTAGATATATCCATGCTTGAAAAAGAGCCTTACAACATAAAATTAAAGGTGCTTAAAAAAAGGATATTTGAGGTTAAAAAATATAAACGTAAACCCAAAAAGAAAAAAATTGCTGGTGAAACTAAAAAAGTTCATCCAAAAGCCAAACTTGCTGCTGCGTTGAAACCCAAAGCACCGACAACCAAAAGACCACCTAAAAAGTAATTATTTTTTAAGAACTCTTTTTAACAACTCCTTCATTTCATCATGTTTGTCCAATATCGTTTTGTACATATCTGTTCTTTCACCAGTAGCTGAAGACCAAGCAATTTGACAATTGTGACATTGGTAATAACCACTTTCACCATCAAAATTATAATCTCCATCAGAAGCTTCAATAAAAAGCAAATGACTGAATCTTCTAGGATTCTCTGGTGTCCAATTATATAATCGTTTGGCTTGCTTCAACAAATCTTCTTCAGACAAAGTAGGATGATTACTTTTTAATGTTTCCATAGCATCACCCTTGTCCCATGAAATTTTACACTCTGGACAACAACCACTTGCATTTTCTTCTGTAATCTTATAATATTCTACCATCTTTTATAATTTGTTCTTTGTTCTTTTCAACATATACTTTGCAGAAATCCAACACCGCTTCATATATTGTTTCTTTTTTAGTTTCTTCTCTGGCACCACTTCCATACTCAGCCCATGTTGCACATTCATTGAACCACATTCTATGAGTGTTCGATTCTTTGAACTTTTCAATAGTACTGAAATATCCCATTCCTTCTATACATTCAACAGCATACATAAGCAAATCCCAGTTGTCTTTGAAATTTATATCTTCGTCATCGTAACGTATACCATTGACAAAATGCCATTTATCATGTTCGTGTAAATAAAATTTCTCTTCTGAAACTGGTTTACAAAACGCTAGTATCAACTTTTGCTGCATTCTAAATTTAAAATGAGCTTCTAATTGTTCTTCAGTTCTAATAATAATTTTAGTACCTTTCATTTTATGATAAGCATCCCAATTAATAATACAGTTTATGTCCATAACATTTATTTTTACAAATATACACATTAATTAAGGAAAATCAAACCTTTAACAACAAAAAAGAATATTTATATAAAAATCTAAACAATGAAATTATTTTTAAACGAAAACTCTAATATAGAAAACTATTCGGTTCCATCAACAAAACAACCCATAGATGAAATCGATGATATCGCAAATAGTATTTCTGACAATATTTCAAAAGAAATAAAAATACCATCTGACGTGCTAAATAGTTTTGCTGTCAAACCAGAACTTAATAAACAAATCTGGCAAAACGATAAACTAAATTCAAACGTTAGAACAAAACTAATTAAAATAGCTGACGATTTCTTCAAAGAACTTAACCTACCATCTGAAGTTAAAATGAAAGATATTATCTTTACTGGAAGTCTTGCAAATTTTAACTGGTCAGAATATTCTGATATAGATTTACACATCGTTCTAGACTTTAGCCAAATAGAAGCAGAAGATAAATTCAAAGAAGATTTCTTCTATGCTCAAAAAGCACTTTGGAATCAAGCACACGATATTACAGTATTCAAATATCCAGTTGAACTTTATGTTCAAGACATAAAAGCAAAGCTAGTTGCTTCTGCTGTTTATTCTGTAAAGAAAGACAAATGGGTCCTTCAAGCAAAAAGAGAAGAATTTAAAGTGAACAAAAAAGTCATCAAACAAAAAGCTGATAGATTTATCGATAACCTTAAAGATATCAGAAACGACTATAAAGAAAACAAATTGCAATCAGTTGTCGATAAAGTACAAAAACTTAAAGATAAAATCAAAAACTATAGAACAAGCGGTCTGGAAAAAGGTGGTGAATATGCAATAGAAAATCTTGTATTCAAAACCCTTAGAAGAACTCCTTTTATGGATATCCTAGATAGCTACAAAGCCAAAGCTTATGACAAACTTATGTCAGTGAAAGAAACTATAAAAGAATCTCTTAGACTTATTCCAGAAGCCAACGATAGATATGCAACAAAAAGAGATTATTATACAACACTTTTCAAAGTTACAAAAGCTAAACAACTTTATGGTAACGACCCTTATTTTGAAAACGTTCAAGACGGTCAATGGGTTGGTGCGGTTATTGTAAATATCTATGGTAGAGTTTCAAAGGTTTCTACTTACACAGCACCAGCTGGACAAGTTAGAGCAAACGATTTAGGTATGAGAGGTGAAAACCCACATTACATGGAATTTAAAATAATGGCTGGTAGAGGTATCGAACACCCAGATACAACATCACCAAATATTCAACCAGCAAGAACCAGAGGTGGTTTGGGTTCAGACGAATTTGAAGAAGAAGTTGAATTTACAATGGAGTTACCACAAGGTGTTAGCCTAGAAAACGGTGCAACTTCAATATCATTCGGGTTACCTAAACCTGGCTCGCCAGCATCTGATGCACACATAAAAGCTTACCTAATATATGGTGATTTAATACTAGACTTCGTGGAAAATAATTTAAAAGATAAAATAGGTTACGTTGATGGAAACGCTGCCGATATAGCACAACAAAAAACTGCCGATAAAAACCAATACAAATTTGGTAAACTAGATAAAGAAAAAGAAATGGCGGCAAACGTAGAAAAAGATAGAAACCTTGTTGACCCAAATAAACTTTCTGGTGAAGAATTAAGACAACAAAGACTTGCCGCAGCCGCAAAGAAAAAAGAAGAACGAACAAAAAGAGGGTTATAAAACCCTCTTTTGTTTTTTAAAATGGTAAATCGTTATCTTGGTTTATATTCTCATACCACTCAACATCATCTTCAGTCGTGTAATCAATTATATTGGAATTGAATACATCTAATAATAACTGAACTTCATCTCTTAATTCGTTGGATGCATATGCATTGTTATACCCCATAAACTGATTTATTGTTAATCTTTTCTTTAAATCTTCATTCTCAGATTTAAATACATAAGTTCTTGTATGTCTTAAATCCAATGTATGACCTTTATATCTGTAAATGGCACACGCACCACTATTTACAGATGATGAATAAGTTCCAACACAATGATGCATCGTTTTACCTTCAGCAATCAATTCATGGTTGGTTTTTAATAATTCAAACCCACTGAATTTAGCAAAATCTTTATATACTTTTTTTATGTTCAAATAGTTAATTTCCTCAAACTCTAAGATAATTTTTACAATCTCTTTTGAATACAAGTCATGTTCTTGCTTTAATCGATTTAAACCCCAAGAACAATTTACCTTTTTACCCAAACTAGATGCCATCTTTGTTGTATCAATAAAATAAGGTGATTTTAAAAATTCTGGTTTTAAATTCTCAATATTCAATAATACTTTTTTCTGCTCCTTCCAAACTTTTACAAAATCCCATGGACTATAATCACCACGATTATCTGATAACATCTTCGCCACTGGATAAGGACACTTATAAACATGTTTTAAAATCTCCCTTTCATTGTATAATTTGTGTCTGATTATAGTGGCAAAAGACAACGAACCACCATTCGCACTCTCAATTATGTTTCTTAACCATCCGAATTTCTTCAACAAAAACTCATAAACCACATCATTAGTATTAGGACAATAACCATTTAAAATGTTCATAGTTAAAACTTTAACCCTTTTCATTCCATCAATAAAATAAAAAGATTTAGTTTTGTGTTTATAAGATATGGCCCAATTGTTAGATTCTCTGCTATAAAAAACAGCATTTACTGACATACCAAACTTTCTGGCTAATGATACTATTCTAAAATCACCGTTGGGATATTCAAACAAACATAGTCTGCTTTCCATATAAACATGGTTGGTTTTATTGTTATCAAAAATAACTTTGGCTTTTTGTCTATCTTGTTCGTAAATCTCTCTTAATTTAGCGATACTATCACTTTTAGTTTCATTAAGCACCGTTAATTTACATTCTTCTTTAACTTCTGTTTTCTTTTTTGTCATAACATTTTTAGTTTAATAAGACAAAATTAGTAATAATTTTCCAATCTACCAAATTTTTTGATTAAAAAATTGTAACAATGCTAGATTTTCTTAATAAATTGTACGCATCAATTATAATTTTACCCTCATGTAATGTAGGAATATGGTTAAACTCACTAATTTCTGTAACCATAACAGACATTTTAAAACCATTTTTTACACTAGGAATAAGACACGACTGAATATAACCCTCCAAATAACGAGAATCGCCCCAATTCATATTATGGTCATGAGGCGGTCCCTCATTGTATAACCACCCAAACATTTCTGGTGTTACAACAACCTTTTCAACACTCGACTCAATAAAAGACTCTTGGTTTTCGTTTGATACAACCCACATGTTTAAATCATCATCCAATTTTAATTCAGAACATTCATATATGTTTCCCTCATGATAAAACTTATCATGATAATCCAAAACATCATCAGATACTAGAACTGGTAATAATGGATATAATTCACATGCATGTAAAGGTTTCTCTAAACCATAAACAGTATACATTAAACCAAAAGGTTCAAGTATTACTGATTCTATCCAATAAAAATCGTTTGCAGTAATTGGTGGTTTATCCACCAAAGCAACACTTGAACCAACACGAAGCCTAACATCTTTGTCTATAATGAATCTTAATCCGTATTCTTTTATTTCTATTTGTTCCATATCTAAATTTTTATAATAAAATCATGTTACAAAAATACTTATTTATTTTTATTATTGCAACTTTTTTCTATTTTTATTCTATACCATATCAAATTCAAATGATATATACATAAAACATAAATACCCCATGTCTCAAACCAAAACAACCCAAAACAAAACCAAATAAATATCGACATAAAATATAAGGGAACATAGTGTTTTAATCTTCTTATATGAGATAAAGGATAAACACATGATAAAAAGAAAATACCAGCAATAATGTTATGAAATATAGGTGTGAAATCTACAGAAAAAGCCGTAAGCATAAGAAGTAAAATAGCTGGTATCCTCCATTTGTTAATTCCAAAAAAGAAAAAACTAGTCATCGCATTTGTTATTATATAAAGAGGTTGAAGAATAGTTTGCCAAGAAGATGAAATAGAAGGTATGTCAAAACCACATACCCATAAAATTATTACGGGTTGCAACATTGCCATAATGACAACTATTAATCGCAAGTATAAATCTTTGTTTACCATAAAACGCTTACATATATTAATAAATATCTATCAATACATGCAAGCGTTAAATTTAATGATTCTTATTTTATAAGTCTTTTTCGTAATTGTGTGACAATAAATTCTCTTAATCTTTTTGATTCATACATTCCTTCCTCATCATCGTCACCCATCATCTCACCTTGCATTAACATATCTCTGACATAATCTTTGTTGCTATGATTATAAACCAATAAATCTTCACCTTCTCCATCTAACATATCGATTAAACCATCACGCTTTAACAACGCATCAATCAAATCATCTTTTCTATCTGTTGCGTTTATCATTCTCTCAAGTGTATCAGTTAAATAACCTTTGTATTTATTCATAGTAACCAAAAATGTAGGATTCTTCAATATAGCACCAATTACCATATTTTTGTTTTCAACCATATTGAAGAAATTAGCAAAACCATTAGGTATTAATTTATTTACAAATGAATCATACTTGAATAAATTTGCAATTAATTTTGCTTTGTTTTGTGTAGGTGTGTATTCCAATATATTAGGAACACTCATAATCGTTGGATTCTTGCCAATGATTTCAGCAGCAACATCTGGGTCCAATTCACCCAATTGGAAATTTGTGTTAGGTAAATAACCAGTATTGGTTTTTAACCTCTCAATTCCACCCCAATCTTTTATCAACCATACCAAATAAGGGTGATACTTTGAAATTGGTTTTTTATTATTTAACCCTTTTATTTGAACAGAAAATTTTCCTTGAGGGTCCCAATCTACTGTAATGAATTCAGAACTATCTTTTACCAACCTAAGTAAATACATACTAGTATTTGTAGCTGTTGCACAATGACCCATACTCTCTCTCGATTTAGGACATGTATTGGATTTTCTTAATACCCACATGAAACCATCAGCAAATGTATGTATAATCTCATCTTTCTCATCCAACAAATCCTCAACACTACCACCAGCCGTCAATGATTGATGCCACTCATCAGCCATCGCCACCGCTTCATCCCATGATTTGTTTTGTAAAAAACCTTGACCATGTTGTGCTTGAACTGGTGATGCTGGGTCATTCAACCACGCCTCTATATAATTATACTTACCAACCAAATCCATCGCTTGGTCCAAACTTAATGATTTGACATCAATTTGAGGTCTATTTTGTTTCTTTATCAAAGACAAAATATCTTGATAGTCACTAGTAAAACTAGGGTAATAATCTTCAAGACTAACCCTATTGTCTGGACTAACCCCATTCATTTCATTATTATATTTATCTTTCAACGATTTAACTATCCAAATAGACATCTTGTCAGATAAATTATGAGCCCAATTTGCTACGTCTTCAGAAACACCTTCTTTATCAATTAATATACGTCTATTATCCTTTTCTGATAACAATACTTCTAGTATTTTTTTCTTTAATCTATGTTCCATATTTTAGATTTACTTATAAATATAATGTTTTTTTGTCAAAATATCATATTTATAATTAAATACTTAACTATGAAAAATTTATTATTAGAGTCACAAGAAGACTTTAAAATACTTAAAGGCACCTTTACCAATAAAAAAGGTATTAAATCACCTATTTTTTATTTAAAAGGAAATACGTTTGATTTACATAAGATAGATAATCTTAGAGATAAGTATAATGGTTATTGGGATGGAAAAGCTAAAATGTGGTATTGGTTCGCTGATAAAAATAACCCACAAGAAACTATCGATACAAAAATACAACCACTTATCAATAGAGTAAACAATTTCTATAAATATACACTTCAAATTGATGATTTGATAAATCAAATAGAAGACTATACTCCAGTAGAATCTGAATCTGAAGTTGTTGCAACATCTGAAGAAGCTAACGCAATTGCTGATAAAATGAAGAGTTTTAAAGAAATGCTTATAAACATAGATTCTGATGAAGACTTTAAAAGCAAAATGGGTGCACTTATTGATTTTAAAGCAGCCCAAGGTTATCCATACTCTTTGGCCAATGTTATGCTTATCAAAGTTCAAAGACCAAACGCTACAATCGTTAACTCTGCAAAAGATTGGAAAACTGCTTATAATAGAACAGTAAACGAAGGTGCCAAACCAATATTTGTTTGGAAACCAAGAAGTGGTGGTTTTAGAGGTGGCTCTGGTCAAGCACAAAAAGACTTTTTAGCTTCTGTTGGTAAAACATCTGTTAGAGATTTAAACCCTAACGAAAAAATGAGACTTAAAAAAGATGTTCTAACCAGCCAACCAACAACTGGTGGTGGTTTCTATTTGGTAGGTCACTATGATGTTTCTGATACAACTCAAATAGAAGGAACTGAAGACTACATCGAAAAAGCACAAGCAGCTTCATCAAAAATGAATATCGATACGGATACATCAAATATTGTATCTGATGAAATAAAACCAATATACAAAGGACTTCTTGCATACGCTGAAGATTTAGGTATAACAGTAAACAACCCAACACCAAACGTAGCAAATATCAACGTACCACAAAATGCTGGTAATGATGCACGAATTACAATGGGATTGGCAAAAAATATCTTTGGCGAAATTCTACATGGACAATACATAAAAGATAAAGGTAACTTGGTTTCTAAACTACACGTGGGTGGTGAAGATAACTCTGTCAAAGGTCAACAAACTGAAATCGCTGCATGGATGTTTATGTACGCCTTTAATATCGACTTCAAAATAACACAAATAGATATGGCTACACTTTTAAGTAATAATAAAAACAATATGGAAAAAGTATTTAATACCATAGCGAAAAGTGTTGACCAAGTTGTAGATTATGTAAACGTTAATATAAAAGATAATAAACAATTAACCGAAATTGATGAAGTGTTACCACAAGGAAAACACATAACAGCAATTGATGTTGCTAAAGTTCTGGGAGTGGAAAAACAATACCAAGAAATTACAAACAATGCCAACATACAAGAACTTCATGAAAGACTTATTAGAAAAGTTCTAAGATTAATTTAATCAAACAAACAAACACAAATAAAAAGGACTCATAACGAGTCCTTTTTATTTTATTGACATTTTAAATTTTTATTTGTATATTTGAAAAAAATATATATATATATGGCAAAAGTAATACTAGAATTCGATTCAGTTGAAGAACAAACTGAAATAAACTCAGCAATAAACGGTTGGAAATGGGAAGCTGCAATGTGGGACCTAGACCAAGAACTTAGAAAGACAATAAAATATGATGTGTCAAATATAAATCATAACCAAACAGCTTGTAGTGTTGAATACGCTATGGCCGAAAGATATAGAGAACTCATAAGAGAAATGCTATCTAATCATGGATTAAATTTTAATATGTGAAATCCTGGAAAATGATTTTTTAATATATTTATATTAAAAATACTATAATGAGAAGATTTGATAAAACAGAAAATATAGCAAAAGCTAATTTATTGGCTGAACAAAGATATTTGGAAACAAAAAAAATGATAAACGAAAGTTTAATGACTAATGATGAATTAGCTAAACTTGAAAGCCCACTAGATAGACTTGTGGACAGACAACAACCAATAGAACATATAGCAAAAGAAGTTAGGGGTGGATATGAAATTTTAGATTTACATCCATACGAATTAATTAAAGGTTATAAAATAACCCAAAAATCACATAATGTATGGGGGTTATATGATAAAAATGTTATAGACCACGAAATGGCAACCTTAATTACGCAAAATAAATACGGTAATAACATAGTTACTAAATATAGAATAAACTACACTTAAAATATAAAGATAAAATTAATAAGAGGACTTAATGTAGGTCCTCTTTTTTTTGCCCCAAAATTCTGGAAAATAATTTTTTTAAAAAAGAGGGTGCTTGCAAAATGAAGTCAAAAAATCTGGGAAATAATTTTTTTAAAAAAGGGGTGTCTATATATTAGACTAAAAAAAATTCCTAGAAAAAAATTTCGTGAACATAGGCCTTCTAAAATAGACTAAAAAAAATTTCCCAAAAAAAATTTCGTGAACATCATCATGCCCCACATATAGCCACACACGGGGGGGGTATACGGGGGGGGTAACGGGGGGAGGGGGTACGGAGGGGGTCCTGGACGTGCCAGGGGTTAATCTGCTGCACTATCTTTTACAGTATGAATCAATGTATCAATCAATAAGAAAGTACATTAAAACGTCTTATTTAATGTAGTGTAAAATAAATGATATATGCAAATAAAGTTATTAACAAATGTAAAAGTTATTAACAAAATTTGTTTTATTACAATTCCTAATTTTTTGTTTATTTATATTAATTCTAAATAAGAAAATAGGCATAAAAAAATAGCCCTTTCGGGCTATCTTTATTTAAAGTTTACATTCGATATTTTTGTAAAGTATTCCATTAACTTTTATTTTTCTAATGTTAGAAATATATAATTTCCTCCAAAGAATTTCTTTTTCACTACCTTGATTTTTTGCTTTGTTTTCAGTTGGTAGTACATTTGGTAATTTTGATTTTTCTGTAATTTTACCATTCATTACAAATTTTACTTTTGGAAAACTTTTATCAAATGGTCTATATTGAATAACTGCTTGACCTTTGTAAAATCCACAAAATTCATTATTTGATTGTTCAAATTCAATCGGCATAGTATTACGACCTTTAATGTATTCGCTTTCGTCCTTGTTTTCTTTTTTAAGGGCATTTAAAACGCCTTGTTCGTATTCAGTAGACAAAAGTACTTTTAATCTAGTAACCTTTCTTATTTCGCTTGAAAATGGCTCTTTCGTATCTCTATCTTTTTTTAGCGTATCGGGTTTAGTACATTGCATTAAATTTGCTATACTTCCGATTGATTTAGGAGTTGCTAATAAAATCGCTGTTAATTCTTTTTCTGTTACGTTTACTGCTTTCATAATTTCTATTTTTTAGTGTATGTTTGTTTGTATGGTACAAAGATAATAAACTTATATTGATATTCCTAATTTATTTTGATTTATTTTTAATTTATTTTTTATTCTTATTATTGTTTCTTTGTTGGTACAAATATAGTGAACAATATTCGATTATACAAATTTAGTTTTCAACACTCAAATGTTAATAACTTTTTTTATTTAATATAATTTGTATTGTTTTTTTTCGTACCTTTGCAAATTATTTCATTTGAGGTATGGACGTGTTGGAGTCTACTCTCTCACTTTTTAAAGCGACCCGTTTAATTAACTAATACAAATATAAGCATAATATTGACTTGTTTTACAAAAAGTTTTGAAAGTTATTAACAATTTGTTGTTAATAAAGAAAATGAAAAAAAGTGTAAAAATATTTGGTAGATTGAAATAAAATACCTATCTTTGTATAACACAAACAAACACTATATATTATGAGAACAATTACAGAAAATGCAATCGAGAAATTTTTAAATGCTGAAAATTTCAAAAGTAGTAATACAATAGTAGAAGTACTACCTAATGTTACTATCTTAAAATTATTTGGTAATGCAATCGCTTATCGTTACAATGACCCAGAAAAAACACTTTCAATTACAAATTGTGGTTATGAAACAGCAACTACCAAAGAAAGATTAAATGCCTTGCCTAATGTTAGGATAAATCAAACTAAAGGAATTTGGTATTTGAATGGTGCTGAATGGGACGGAGAATTAATAGACATCAATTAAATATTAAAAAATAAACCATCATTAATTTGGTGGTTTATTTTATTTTACTTATCTTTGTTATATCATAAAGGTTGCGAGAGCGAGAGAGTAGACTCCGTTGTGCAATGTCCTCTGCGTTGCTAGACTCCGACCAAGAATTATCTCAAATTTGTTAGTTTGAACAAAATTTTTGATACTGCATATATTTTGTATGTCGATGTACACAAAAGTGTTCACACAAAAAACCTATCTTTCGATAGGTTTCATTTAGTGTTTTTGAGTTAATTATTACAAAGACTAGGTGCAAAGATTTTAAAACCTTCATCATCTAAACCGATAATCTTTACCAATTTTTCAAATGGTTTTTCTAAACCTTTGTTTAGTTCTCTTTTGATATCTAATGTTTTTGCCTCCAACATTAATTGTGCGAAAAAATTTTGAGCGTCCATAAGTTCTAGTGTTTAATTGTTTGTTTAACAAAGATAAGCATAATGTTTTGATATTCCTAATTTATTTGCAATTAATTTAATAAATTTTCAATTATTTTTTTTGCGTCAAATAATTCAGATTTCTCAAACAATATTACATCAAGTATATTAATATAGTCATCTTGTTCGGTATCGGGATATTCCATTAACCCTAAAGATACTTTATTACCAAATACTTCGTGTACAAGGTATGGGTGTTTTGTTGAGTCATCGTAAAAATAAACTAAACTTCCCTCTTTAATTTTAGTCGCCATAATATATAGTGTTTGTTTGTGTGAAACAAAGATAAGGAATACTTTTCAATATTCCAAATCTTTTTGTAATTATTTACATATTATCTTCCATTAATCCTACAAGGGTAATTTTGTCTTGTGTGCTTGATAAATCGTGCAACTTAATCAAGTGTCTTGTAAAACTACCATCAGCTTCAATTACAAGTATTCCATTTTGGGTTACTTTCAAAGGGTGGACATCAAACACGTTTCCCGTAATATCATTACGCATTTCTAAATAATCATCGGGTGTATCGTGTTCTAAATCACACTCATCAAAGATTACTATTTCATCTTGTTTCTCCAACAACTCATTAAAGTAGTGGTAAACTTGTGTTTCTAATTGGTCTAAATCGTTGTTTAAGTTTTTGCTTGACATAGTATATTGTTTTTAATTAATTAATATAGTCAAAGATAATATATTAAATTGACATATCCAAATTTATTTACAATTATTTTATTCATCACCATAAGGTGCATCGTTAAAACTTGTATGATTACAATCTTTGCATAAATCAACATCGTTTACATCAAAGTCCATTTCATCACGTGTAAACCCACCACCACAATTTTGACAACAATAATCATTCTCATATTGTTTCCATTCCTCTTCGGGTAAATACCCAATAAGGTTTTCTTTTGGTACAAAGGTTAATAGTTCTTCTATTGCTTCAACATCACCATTAAATAAATCAGCTTTGATTTGTTCTAATACTCTTTCAATTAATCTGCTCATAATACATCGTTTTAAAGTTATACAACAAAGATAAGCATTTAGTTTTGTTCCCACAACATACTATAGTTAGCATTTTTTATTTTAAAAATAATTGTAAATAAATTAGGAATATCGAAATAAGTTTCTTATCTTTGTAGTGTACCAATAAGGATACGGGTTGCGAGAGCGAGAGAGTAGACTCCGACCTACGTTGTATTTTTTTTTTATAACTCACAAAAAAAGTGGGAGTAATTTCCCACTTCATTTTTTATTTTTCTAACAATCTTTTGTTCACAAAATCAAATCTGTTTTGTAGTTCATCATCTAAAATCAAAACTATATCAGTTCGCATAAAGTCTTCGATATTTGCAAAGTTCCCATTTACTCTACCAAATTTACTTGCGTTTTGTGGTGTCATTTCTCCATTGTCGCTATCTTGATATTTTTCTCTAACAAAAACTCTATTATCAACAACAACTATTTCACCAACATCGCCCATTTCCTCACCACTATATTCGACAACTCCATTAAGGATATAACCATTAGGTGCAAGTATTTTGTGAATTAGATATACTAACCATTCAGTATAACTATAAAATTTCTCACCACAATCCCATTCAATCCCCATTCCGTCATCACTGGGTGTCCATTGATTCCAAAGACTAGGTTGTGTTGTTGGTGGTTCGTTATGGTCGATTATATTCGGTTCGTTTGCTTGTCCAAAATCTCCACCACCAAATACAAAAAATTCTCCTTGTACTCCAAACACTTCATCAGTGTTTCGTTTCATTCTACGTGTTTCGTTGAATAGTTTAAGGTATTGAGCCATCTTTGGACTTAATTCTTTGTTCAATTCAAAACGTCCACTAAAATCAGTTGTGTATCCCATAATTTCTATTGTTTATTTGTTTATGTAAAGATAAGTATAATATTTCAATCTACCAAATTAATTTGTAGATTTTTTTACATCTGTTATCAATGCAAATGCACCCATACCACCAAATAATAAAAATGTCCATAGACTACACATTAATTGGTCGTTACTATCAGCAATAAAAATTCCTACAAATCCTAATACTTGTCCAACAAGTCCGATAAGTGCTACAATAAGGTTTAATTTTTTCATTTTGTTTGTTTTAAATTGTTTTAACAAAGATAAGCATAATGTTTTGATTGTGCAAGTTTTTAATGAAAATAAATGAAAATAAATAATAAAAATAATTGCTGTTTTATTTGGTAGATTGAAATAAATTACTTATCTTTGTTATGTCGAGAGGGACGGGTCGAGAGAAATCTTGAGAGAGTAGACTCCGACACGTCTATACGTTTCACCATATGGTGCATAAAAAAAGTGGGACACAACTCCCACTTAATTCGTTTTATATGCCAAACATAAAAGACAATAAAACTCTACCTATCAAACAAACACAACAAATGTATGTAATTGGTTCGGACACTTTGTCCATAATATTTTCAAATTTTTGAATAGTCTTCATAACTTTTAATTTTCTTGATTAATAATTGGGTTTCCATCTCCATCAATTCCATAATGAATTGCTATTAATTCTAATTCTTTTGAGTACATAATTTTTTTGTTTTAATTTGTTTACCTTACAAAGATAAGCATAATCTTTTGATTATGCAAATCTTTTTACAATTATTTTTAATTAATTTTCTGTAGGTTTAGTACCAACATATAAACAAGGCACCATTGATATCATTCCAACAATAAGAATAATATTTGATACAATTAATTCTTTTTCAGTTTGGGCTACCATTGCAATCATCATTCCGATAAGAATTACTAATAATGTTGATACGAACCAAAATCCCCAATTGTGCTGACTAATTTTCATAATTTCTAAGTATTTGTTTGTTTGTATTTGTTTACCTTACAAAGATAAGCATAATCTTTTGATTATGCAAATCTTTTTGTAATTATTTTTTATTTATTATATTCTGCAATTCTTTCAACTTTGATATCAATAGTTTCTGCTAAATCATCACAATAAACATTTTCGATAACTTGTTTTACATTCCATTGTGTTGATAACAAAGTAATAGTATACGTATCGTCCCAACCCAAAGTAATCAAAACAATTCCTTTGTGGTTATTTCCAGACACATTAAAAAATAATGCTTTTTTGTCAAATGCTGTAAAGTTTCTTGCACCCCACGTCATTCTCCATAACATATTATGGTTTACCCATTGCATCGTTTCATTTGCATCAAATTCTCTTTGACAACTTTTTTCTAATACTGCTAATCTTTTTGCTGACATAATTTCTAGTGTTTGTTTGTATGAAACAAAGATAAGCATAATCTTTTGATTATGCAAATCTTTTTGTAATTATTTTTAATTTATTTTTGCTTTTGGTAAAAAATAATTAAATACATCGGCAATATGTTTTTTGTAGTATGGTTGATTATCTTTGCACCACTCTTTTAATTCATCTTTTGTTGCAAATGGTTTCTGCCACGAGTTCCCACGCATAATCATTTCAAATGTAGGTTCTAATTCTTGGATAAATGCACCAACAGTCCAACCCTCCCAAATGTGTTTGTCTAAATTAATCTTTGCCATAATTTCTATGTGTTTATTTGTTTAAACAAAGATAAGCATAATCTTTCGATTATGCAAATCTTTTTACAATTATTTTTAAATTAATTCTAAACAAGTTCCCTCAAAGTCAATCCAATCTGCTTCGGGATATTGTTTATCCAAATATGTATTTAGTCTATCTACGTTTCTAAATCTTTTTACTATTTCTTTGTCCGACCACGAATTTTGAAATTGATATTCTTTGATTATAGCAACATAACCACCTTTGAATATTTTACCTTTGTTAGGTATAAATAAAATGTTATCAGTCAATACATTTTCTCTTAAAAAAATTTCCTTTGCCATAATTTCTAATATTTGTTTGTGTTAAACAAAGATAAGCATAATCTTTTGATTATGCAAATCTTTTTAGAATTATTTTTAAATTAATTTAGTCCTTCACCAATTCCAGCCCATTGTAATAATAACACATCATCTTTATCAATGTATTCTGCTAATAATTGTAGTTCTAAAATTTCACCATAACTAATTCCTTCTGCTTGAATTTCTCTTCTAAAATATTCAAGTCTTGCTTTTATTTGTTTTAAATCGACTGACATAATTTCTAGGTTTTAATTTGTTTGTTTAACAAAGATAAGAATAATAATTCAATCTACCAAATTTTTCCAAACAATTTTTTTATTTTCTCTACGATTATAATCTTTATCGCTTTTATGTACTTTATGTTTGAATATATCAATTCCACATTCAATATCCGCACGTCTACGTGCCGAACGTTCAAAAGTCATAATTTGTTCTCTAGTAATTTTTAAAGTCTTTCCCATTGTGTTTGTTTTTGTTTTAACAAAGATAAGTATAATGTTTTGATTGTGCAAGTTTTTAATGAAAATAAATAATAAAAAAAAGTGTTAAAAAATTTGGTAGATTAAAAAAGATTTATTATCTTTGTTATGTAGATGATTGATATCGATACGGGTTGCTTAAAAAGTAAGAGAGTAGACTCCGACCTACCTATATAAATAAAAAAAACACTATAGCAAAAAAATCGTAACTACCAAAGTAATTACGATTTATTTTTATTTTATTTTACTCTTTGAATTATAACCAAAGTCATTGGATAACCTTTGCCGTTTTCTTTTTTGTCGCTATAGTAAAAAATTTCTTTTACTTCATAATTCCACCCCGTAATTTTAGCAAAGTAATTTTCAATACTTCTGTCACTTATACAACGTGTGTCTTCATTATTGATAGGTGCTAAATTTTTGATTTTAAGTGTTTGTTTGTCATTTCCACGTAAAGGTTTACCAAAAGTAATAGCCATTATTCCATTTAATTTTAACAAGTCATTATTGATAACATATTCAATTTCTTTGCTAAATGTCGCTAAATGTCCACAATAATCTAAAATCAAGTGTGCGTATGAATTTTCAGTTTTACCATAGATTAAATCGCTAATTTTACCAAAGTGTGTTGTTGCATTCAAATTGGTTTTTTTAAGATTTTTTTTCATTTTAACAAAAGTATCTTTGTTAATTTCTGCACCTATAAAATTCATATCGGGCAAAACTTTTGCAACTTCTTGTTCTATAGTCCAATTTTCATTTGGTAAACAAGGAACGTCACCAATTACTGAACTATCAATCATATAGTTTTTCATTTTAATACGAGCAACTTCTTTGTTTTCACCATTGTGGTTCGTATAAGTGTTTGTAGTTGTGTTTGTAGTTATCTTTATCTTAATACTAGTTGATAACGTATTAAGTTTGTTTAAAAGATTATCTTTACGTTCTTTTTTTGTACCAACTTTTTCAATTTTACCTTTACGAATTAACCACGTTCTTTTTGCCGAAATTTTTTGAGCACTTGTACCTAATTTTAAAGCAATTTCTTTGTTACTTAATAATTGATTTTCGATAATCAATTGGTCTAATGTTTTTAAAGTTCCCATATTATATAGTGTTTGTTTGTTTGTGTGAAACAAAGATATATAATCTATTTTGTTATTCCTAATTTATTTGCAATTATTTTTAATTTATTTTTATTTTAATCTTTTTTACTATATTATTAGGAATAATGAAATAAGTTTATTATATTTGTACTCACAAACAAATACTATATAATATGACACAAAGAAACGTATCAACAATTGCTAGAGAAATTAAAACAGATTGGATAAAAATTAGTCCTTATGCAAAACATTATTTGGATGCAATGTTTTGTTTTGACAAAGTAACTGATAACTATGGTTCCGATAGTGGTAAAAGTGTAATACTATACTTTTTGTCCAATGCTGGTTCGTGGCGAGGTGAGAAAGCAAAAGTAATCAAAAAAGAATTGAAACAAATGGTGGGACTTAAATAGTCCCCTTTTTTCGTGTTCTTTATTTATGTATAATACAAAAGGCTACCCATTACGGATAGCCTTTTGCGTCAATCAAACAAACAAACAAACAAACAAACAATTTGTAGAAAGTATAGGACTCGAACCTATGACCTCAGTTTTCCCTCAGTGAATTAACACCTATACTGCACTCTAACCAACTGAGCTAACTAACTATCTTATTACAAAGGTACAAAATTTATTTCAAATTTCCAAATAAATCTTAAACTTTTTTTAATCTTTTCTTTTTATCACTCCCCACGCCCCCTCGGACCACCGATGTACACAATTGTGTTCATTTTACAACCTTATCTATTTGCTCTGCTGTAATCTCACCAATTGCATTGAATGATAAATTATATACCTCTTGTGTCTTGGGATGGTTTCTATGTCTAAAATCGTGAATGACTCTATCACCTTGTCTTAAACTTCCCATATACTGCCACTGCTCACCATCACTATATGCAATTCTAGGGTATGTTAACCCTTCATTGATTGGGTGTTTATCTAAATAACCCCACATATTTTCCCATTCGGGTGTGTCTTGTTTTATTAATATTCTATCCATACTACAAATATAAGCAATTATAATTTAAAATGCAAGTATTTCTCAATAAAACTTTCAATATTTTTTCCTAACATTGCATCTATAAACTCATTGCTATCTTCATTGATACCACAAAATACTCCTTTGGCTACTTCGGGATAACTTGTATTAAAACAAACTATTCCCAAAGGTGTTAAATCAAAATTTGATAGTTTTGGATTAAGTTCGAATGTTGTTAATCTAGTTTCAATGTCATCGGGCAAACAGTTGTAAGTATCAGCCAATAACCATTTAACCTCATCTACTTGATTTAAAAACATATCAGCACTTTGTTGTGCAATGATTGTATCTTTGTATATAAATTGTATTATTTTCATCTTATTAGTTTTACGTTTATTTCTAAATCATCTCTACCTTTACCATATCTAGGTTCCACCTTTCCATTGGTTCTCCAACAAATGGTCACATAACCCTCGTGTAACTCTGGTCGCCCACAAATTGGGTCTTGTACTCTACCAATAAATAGATTATCTCTTTTATTGTATCTAAAATCTTTGATTGGATAACCACCCAAAGTTTCAACCATTTTATCTAAATTTTCCATTTTAATAAGTTGCTATAAATAAACAAATTTCTTTAACAAAGATTAAATTACATTTTAATAAATCAAAAACAATACGTTCATCATTAATTGCTTCAATTAAATCGTTTTTATTCATTGACATATAAAAATAATTTACTTCTGCTTCATCTATTTTATCACACACTTCTGCAAATGTATCGGTTGATGAAAAATTAGTTTCTAATAAACTATTAAAATCTGTTAGGGTACATTCTGTAAATTCCATAATTTCTAAGTATTTATTTGTTTCTGTAAAGATAAGTATTTTATTTCAATATTCCTAATTATTTACTATATTTTTTAACAAAAAAAAAAGAGGGACACAACTCCCTCTTTCCAATCAAACAAACAAACAAACAAACTACTCTTTAATATCAAATATCAATTCTTCAAACCCTTTCGGTATGTCGCTTTTTTTACTTGCAACACTAATTAGGTTTCTCGCCCACAATCCTATCAAATCACTTTCACCTCTAAAGTCGCCCCCACCTCGTCCGTTGCCCTCGCAAGTTAGCAATGGTAATGGGTGAATTTGCCAACCATCAGCATCTTTTGGTGTTTTTGATTTATCCACAAATTGTTTTTTATCGTGGTTAATCAAATACTTTGCATTCAATGGTGCAACCCCTTTGTAATCGTGTTCGTACTTATTCTTTGTGGTTTCATCGTGTGTTAATTTTCCGATAGTTTCGGATAAACTATATAAGTTCGCCCCTTTTTCAGCAATCACTTTGCTATTCCAATACTCGCTTTCTTCATCAGCCAATATCTTGATTTCAGTTTTTGAAAGTGTGCTTGGGTCTTCGTGGTCTGCGTAATCTCCACCCCATACAACTTTTTGTGGTGCTACCATTAATTGTCTTTCTACAAAACGAACCATTGGATTTTTCATCCACGAATGTTCCATTAATTTTGCCCCACTTCCAAAGTCGTATGAAGATACACTCGCTAATGGTTTGTTTTTTTCAGTTAAGAAAATTGCTTTGTAATACTGTCCCATAATATATTGTTTTTATTTGTTTTAACAAAGATAAGTAATTTATTTCAATCTACCAAATTTATTTTAATCTTTTTTCAAAATAATTTCGTGTAGATAAACTTGTGCCTCACTTCCAAAATCATTGTATTGGATAAGGATTGGATACATACTAAAATCGTCATTATCAAATTCCTCATCAATGTCTTCAATAAAGTTGATAGTGTAATCGTTTCCTTTGATTGGGTCGGGGTCATTCCAAACCAATTGCTTATTTTCTGCTACTGCTTGTTTTAATTCTGCTAAACTTTTCATAGTATTTGTTTTTGTTTTAACAAAGATAAGTAATTTATTTCAATCCACCAAATTATTTACAATATTTTTTCAATAAATTTTGAGTGCATAAAAATATCACCAATAGTTACTACATCATTCGGTGTAACTTTACCTAAACGATATTCAAGTATTTCTTGTCTATGTGTTTTAGATATGTTTTCTTCGGTATCTGTTAATTCATATATAAAACGTCTACCTTTTGCAACATTCTCATTTGCAACAAATTTTTGTAATCTATTGCTATACCATATATCAAACGTGTTATCGTTGATAGTGTTATCAGATAATTCAATGTCTTGTAATATTAATTCTAATGCCATAAGTTCTATTTTTTAGTGTGAAACAAAGATAAGGATAATATTTCAATTATCCAAATCTTTTTATAATTATTTTTAATAACCACCAGTGAATGTTATTAAGATTCCACCATTTTTTTCTTCCGACTCAAATGTTATTCCCGTTATAATTAAGTCCATTAACATTTCAGTAAAAGTTTCTGTTGATACAAATAAAGTTCTCATAATATATTGTTTTAGTTTGTTTCAACAAAGATAAGCATAATCTTTCGATTATGCAAATCTTTTTGTAATTATTTTTAGTGAACCAATTCAACAATTCTTTGTTGTGTGTATTTATGACTTTGTACCAATTCATCCAATGTCATAAATGTTTTACAACTTTCTCTATCTCTATGTAACCATTCGTTGGTATTATAAGTCAAACCAACAATTTTAAATGCTCTAACTTCTTTACCACTTTCAAGTATTACTTTAACAATCTCACGTTTAAAATCAACATAGACTTTGTGGTATTTTTTACCAAAATAATCGTAGCGACTATCACTATCAGTATATTTTTTGTTTTTGCTAACAAAAAATAATTCGGTTTCATTACTATAATTGTTCTCTAGGGGTTTTTCTTTGTTTCGTTCCACCATTTTATCCAATGTATGGTGGTCTTCATTAGTATTAGGATATCTAAAACCTAACTCAACGTCAATAACTTTACCAAACTCTTTACCAAACTCTTTGATATCGTTCTTTATTTGACCAACAAAGACTTTCATCATTGTAAGGTTATGTTTCGCAATAGTTTCTTTAAACCTTTCTTCCTCTTTCAAACACTCGTTGATAGTTTCAAAACCAAAACGTGTTGCACCATTGCTAGGTTTAGGGTTTATCTTTGTAAACTCTTTAATTAAACTATTAACTAAACCTTGTTGTAAACTTGTTAAATTTTCCATTTGTTTTTGTTTTTATTTGTTTATGTAAAGATAAGTATAATATTTCAATCTACCAAATTATTGCCAACCTTTTTTTGTAATAGTTGGTTTTCCGTTGATTAATGCCCATTTCTCAAACCATTCTCCCCATTCTCCACGTCTACTGCGTGTTACAAAAACTTCGTCTTCACCAATATGATTATGCAATATATAATCTTTCAATGCTTTTTTTAATTCAGCATAATTTTTGAATGATTTTGTAATGTTAGGACTTGATACTCGGTATCTGTCCATTCTGTAATCGTGTAGACTTTCACTTGTCATATACGTTACTTGTGGTTTAAAATTGCTCATCTTATCTATGTATTAATTGGTTATAACAAAGATAATAAATATATTCCATACTACAAAATAATATGGGATATATTTTTAAAATTCTTTTATCCTTAAATATTGCTCATAAGCATCATCATAAGAATTTGCCCATATACGATAGCCATCAATCGTAAATAATTGTTTAGTTTCCATATAAAATAGTTATAAATTGTTTACTATACTCTATTGCTTTTTCAAAAGACGTTACTTCTCTAATGTAACAATCGTATTCTCCATATAAAAGACTTGCTTTGAATAAATCTGGAGTTGGTCTTTCCATTTCCAACATTCTAGTAAAACAAATTGGTTGCACAACTGCTCTATCTCCATTGGGTAACATTACAAATAATCTCACAACTTTTTCAGTACCATAAGTACCAATACCCATTTCTTTCAATAAAAATCTTTGGGATAACGTTTTGATAACTGCACTACGATTTCCCTCGTTAGTGTTTAAATCTACTACTTTAAATTCAATTGACATAATTTCTAAGTATTAATTGGTTATAACAAAGATAAGTATAATGTTTTGATTGTGCAAGTTTTTACCAATATTTTTTTAATCCATTTGCAATATCAGTTACAGAAAATAAAATCAATATAATTAATATTCCTACGAATGAAAATGGTGGTATCAATAACACTCGATTCAACCATTTAGGAATATTATCCACTGAGTCTATTATTGTTTTATATATCGCTATATTCATCATTATTAGTGTTATACTAATTAATATCACGCAAAAAATTATTAAAAAAGTTTCCATAATTTATAGTTTTAATTGGTTTATATTTCCTTTGTGTAAAGATAAGTATAATATCCCAATAAACCTAACATTTATTGGGATATTTTTAATTTATATTGGACTAACTTCATCTAATAAAATACATAAATTTTCTTTATGCGAAAGTAAATTTTGATAATTTTCTTGGTAGTTCATTAACGTATCGTAATCAACATTTGCATTCTCTGAAACATAAGTAACAAAGTCGTGAAATAAATCACAAGTATCTATATCTCCATTGTCAATAGCATTCATAATAATTAAGTCATCTTCTACT